GTTGCAACTAGACCAGCTGATCCGCTATAACCTACCGCTACAAATTGTGTGCCTGTCCAAATAGCATCTGTCCATGTACCACTTGTTAATGTTGCTGTCTCTGCATATGCAGTGTTTGTGTTTTGAGATGTAGCTGTAATATCAAACGATCCATAAGAACCATCTCTTAATGTCCATGTAATACCATCTGGTGAAGTTGCTGCGGCATCGCCTAAGCTGGTCACGTAAAATACACCCTGTCCATAACCAATTGAACTCCACTCATAGATACCCGGCAAATTGCTCTTGTACCATGTAGCTCCGTTCAAGCTGTATGCTGCCATTGCAGAACTATCTGAAATTGCAACATAGCGTCCATTACCGTAGGCAATGTCTACCCAGTTTGATTCTGTAGAATCATCATTGCTTGGCAATGTAGTCACAGTCCATGTAGCACCGTTGGTTGAGTAGGCTACAGAATTAGAGAAGTTGCCTTCTACAACAACGAATCTACTAAAGCCATAGGCAATTGCTTTTGCACCCGATGCAAAAGTTGTTGTGTTCCAGGTAGCACCATTGTTAGAGCTCCATGCTCTGAATGTTTGACTAGAATCGCTTTCTGAGATTGCAACGAATGTTCCTGCACCGTAAGCAATATCGCTCCAGTCAGCAACTTCGCCTAGACTAGATAGTGTCCAATTTACTCCGTCTCTTGAATAGGCTGCTGAAGCACTTTCTCTAGCAACGGCAACATAATAACCGATACCTGATACAGCACCGTAGGCAACAGCTACCCATTGTGCCGATGATGGCATGGTCATTGCCGACCATGTAATTCCATCTAAACTGGTTGCTGCTGCTGTAGTTGCAGAATTAGTTCCACCGGCAAGCGCCACAAACTTAGGAGTAATTGCTGTTCCGCTCGGTGTTATACTCTGTATAATACCGCCCACTGTGCTAACTGTATCTACAGTGATTGTTAAATCATTTGCTGGAGTTGCGCCGCCTAATGATGTTCCTAGAATTGTTAATGTATTTCCTGCTACGTACAATACCCCAGGAGCATTAATTTCTACTGTATACACTCCGCTGCGTCTAGATACATTAAATGTAGCTAGACTTCCTGCGCCACCTGTTGCGGAAACCGCAGTATAACTACCAACACCGTCGCCCCATGCAACGTCAGACCAATTTTGGCTGCTTGGCATATCGGCTGTGGATTTTGTAAATGGAGGTGCCGAGAATGCTAATCTTGGAGTTATTTCGTAATTCGAAGTAAGATCTAATGCTGCTTCGATTGGTGTACCTGCAACAACATGATCCCAGCCAGGTGTGCCAGTAGATTCCTTATACACTGTGGCAACTTTACTGCCGGCATTGTAAGTGTTAATGTAGCCGTATTGACCTGCACCAACTCCGCCGATCATGTATATGCTCATTCCCACATAGGCTGCACTTGAGCTATTGTCAGATGCTGCTAGTGTGATCTGTGTAGTATTTCCTGATTGTGCAAGGTTTTGTGCAGTAACGTAGCCTACACCTCCAGGACCGCTTGAATCACCTGGATCAGTTAGTCTAACTTGGAATACACCACCGTCTCTAAATTCATTAGCAGTTGTAGCAACTCCTGATCCTGTTCCTGATATTGTAAATATTGCCTGAGAGTATTCAGAACCTGCGTTTCCAAATTCGTGTAATAATACTCCAGTACCGTCTGTTAACACACTGCGTACATTTGCATCAGTGTTTCTATTATTAATATTGCCTAATACCGGTGTTTCTGAAATGTCGATGAATTCAGCTACTGCTCCGTATGTACCGTAGGAGTTGTTTCCGTTAGTAGCACGAATCTTTCCACCGTTTTCTGCTAGATAACCAATGTAGTTATAGTATGAGAATACAGAAACAAGTTCTGCACGACCTAAGTTGGTAATCCAAGCGCCGATGCCGTCTGACAATACCTGTGTAAAGTCGTTGGAAACAATAGAATCGTTTCCGCCTGCATGTAAACTTCCGTCAATCTTTTGTCCAACGCATCCGATACCGAATGTTGTAACGTTCTGAACATATGTAGATTTGTTCACTACCCATACATTCTCATCGTTTGGTCCCCAACCTGGATCTAAAGAAACATAAGCACCGGCATTAGGACGCAGTGTGCCGTATTCATTAGGCACAGTTGTTAGAGCAGATTGATAACCTGTGGTATTACCATCGGAGCTACCGTCTAATCCTGTCAGTGTACAGTTTCTTAGACCTGTACCATTCTTAACATAGAACATGTCTTCTAGTTTAGAGCCAGTTAATGCATTTCTATAATACTGTGCGGCTGAAACTGACTTGTAGTTTCCTGTATATACCAAGTCGTGTGCAATGGCTTCTACATAATTTCTCACATCATTGTTGCAGCTAGCAGAACCATAGTACCATTTAACTGTCATTGTTCCAGATGCTGTTGATAGGTCAACTGCTGTACCGCCAGGTGTTAACGAAATCTTAAATGTTGTAGCTGTTAAACTTGCGCTAAGAACATAGTATGTTGTATTCAGTGATACTCCGCCAAATACAGTTCCTGTAAATCTTACAGTATCTCCTGCTACCATCCAGGTCTGTGATCCACATGTTAATACATCTGTACCATTGTCTGATGCAGAAACTGTAGCCTTAAATGTATCTGCAATGTAAGCATCTGCTTCAGCTACTAAGAATTCTTTATTAAGTTGTAGAATTTTAGCACCGTTGATTCTATCTAGATCTTCTGTAGGATCATTTGATCCTACAATAATCGGCTGTGTTCCTGTATTAACATAGTTAATAATGTCTGTCCACAAATTGTCTGCTAGTACAACTGCTCCACTAGCAACAATTTTAGAAGTTGCCGCTGATAAAAAGTCAATGATCGCTTGAGTCGCAGCCAATTGACTGCCTAATACTAGTGCAGTGGATGTTAATCCTCTTTGATATGACAATCCGCTTTGGATTGAAAGGAAGTTTGATCCAAACATCAGATCATAGCCAAGTGCATCTACCATGTAGCCAACATCGCGTGAACACAGTGTTTCGTCAAATGATAATGTTGGGTATAATTTTTTAACATAGGCAACCGCATCGCTACGAATCTGTGTTCTTGCTGTGTTTAATGCTGTTCTAGCAGAAATCAATGCGGCTGCAGGCCAAGTAATATCAGGAGCAATTGTTGTTGGTGATGTGCCAGTGTCGATAGTATTGTAAATTTCTTGAATACGATCTTGTGCAGCAGATGCTGCAGGAGCACTACCCGGTGTACCAGATACATCTTGAGTTAGACCGGTAGTTTTTGTCCAACCAGCAGTATTGCCTGTAGCAATGTTGTCAATTATATCTTTGATGCGCAATTGAACTGCCAATGCTGGTGCCTTTTCAATAGTCGGTTCTACAAAAGATCCTAAACTGTAATAAGATCTTGCAGCAATTTCTGTAGCAAGATTACCACCGTAGGTTATGTCGTAGACCAATGCATCTACAATATATCCAACATCGCGCTCGCACTTTGTTTGTTGTGTTCCGCCATAGACAAATCCAACAAACGGTGCAATGTTTCCAGAAATTTGTGCGTTAATCCAAGCACTAACTTCGGACTGTAAGAATGCTCTATTAGCATTAATCAATCTAGCAGCATCAAGATAGCCGGCAGTAAATGCGTTGCCTGTTCCACCAGTTGGTGTTGGGCGTACATAGGCATTTGGTGTATTATTTGTAACGATATCTTTAATTTCTGCTGTATTAGCCTGAACTGAACTTACCGCTGTTGCACTACCAGTATTACCAGCTTTTTGTAGAGTGGTATATTGAGTAGCAGTATTTCCCGTAGTAGGTGTAATTGCAGTATTGGCAATTATCTCATCAGTTACTGACTGCAATCTTTGTAATGTCGATACTGACTTTGCCTTGTCGTTGGTTGCAATTAAGCTGCCTTCTGGACTAATTCTTGTTGAGCGTAGTTCATCGCCTACAATAGCTGTATTAGCAGGAACAGGAATTGGCAATACTTCATAGAATTGACCAGTCTTAACATTAATTGTATAGCCAGGAGTATCTAACTCTGGAAGTCCTGTATCTACGCCTGCTGCCAATGCTGCTGTAATAATGTTTAACAACGACTCGCATTGTGCATAGGCTGTTGCTTCAGCTGTGTAAGTTGCATCGATAATCTGTTTGATTCTGCTACCAGCGCCGATACCGTTTAATGTTTGATAATTTTGAGCAGGTGCTGTATTAGCTAAAATACTAGAGATTAAAGATAATCCGTAATTGATCGCTGCAATTAATTGAAACTCTTCATCGGAAATTGCGGTAATTAGTGTACCTGCTGAAAAATAAGATTCAGTAGCTTCTAGAGTTTTTACATTTCCAGTATGTGTTAGGTCGTGTGTAATTGCATCAACAATCAATCCCATGTCTCGTTGGCATGCGGAAATACTGTCGTTGGTAAAATTGTACCAGATACTAGACGGTGTTGGTACTGTAGTTGTATAGTAGGTAATTTGATAGTTAACCCACTCAACAATTTCTTTCTGAATAAATGTTCTATTTTGTTTTAACAAATAGGCTGCATTAGGATATTCAGTACCGTTGGTAATTTGTTCACAGGCATATCTTACACTGGCCCACGGTTTGTCAATAGTTAAACCGTATGTTGGGGCAGGAGTATTAATTCCGTGTGGCGCAACATAAAATACCTTGGCCACTTGACCAAAATAGTTCCATGCTGGTAGTCCATTTTCAACTGTAAGTACTTGACCTTCGTCTCCTACTGGTAGTCTTGTTGGGCCGCCACCTGAATAGTATACTAGGTCGCCGGTTGTTGTTAGCACTGATTCTTCATTACCAGCGGTTAACAAATTCCAATATGTGCCCGTAATATCGTTATCAGGACGATCTAATCCGCTAGCAGTTGAGGTATGTGCCTGTACAGTAATATAACTGTTTGGTCCAAATTTAACAGCATCTCCTAGTACATAAGATGTTAATGAGGCCCAATCGCCTGTCCAATCAATACCTTGATTCAACAATTCCCAGTAAGATGCGTTAGGCGGTTGAAAATTTTGACCGTCAGCAGTTGCAACGTAGGTATATCCTTGATTGCGTACAATTTCTCCAACCTTATAGGTTGTTCCCGAGTTCCATGCTCCAGCAAATCTAAAACCTGTTGCAAACAAATCCCAATCTGTGGTATTAGTAGATGGTGTAAATCCGCCTGCTGCTATGTGTGCAGTCTTAGAAATATAGCTGTTTCCGCCGTAGCGTACGATATCGCCTGGCTGATAGGTAGTTCCTGATAACCATTCGCCTTCAAATTCAACGCCTTCTACAAACTGATTCCACTTTCCACCTGTGTAGTCTGTAGGAAATGCAGCATCAGCTGTATGGCTAACGATACAGATATAGACGCCGCCACCGCTTTTAACTATATCATTAATTTTATATCTAGTGGCAGTGGTCCAATTGCCTTTGTATTCAACTCCTTGGTTGAAATAGTCCCATTTTGCTTGATCAGGTTCTAGACCAAGTGCGGCTGTTGCCTGTGATGTATGATATAGATTACATACATAGGTAGTGCCGCCGTATTTTACAACATCACCTACCTTGTAGCGTGTGCTAGTGGCCCAAGCGCCTTTCCAATCAATGCCTTTTGAGAATAAATCCCACTTGCTTTGATCAGCTTCTAATCCTAAAGTGGCTGTTCCTGCCGAAGTATGTGCAGTGTTGCAAAGATAAACCAACCCGCCATATTTGACTAGGTCGTTAACTTTGTAAACAACTCCAGTGGCCCATGAAGATTTCCAATCAAACGATTCTGCAAACAAGTCCCACTTGCTTTGATCCAGTTCTAAAGTAGACTGCGAAGTGTGGCCGTCATTACAAATATATACATATCCGCCGTATTTTACAATGTCGTTGACTTTGTAAAGTGTTGTGCCAGTCCAGTCGCCTTTCCAATCTTGGCCATCACTAAACTGATTCCACTTTGTCGGAATATTGTCTAAGTCCGTATAGAAGTCCGCTGCGGCAGTATGACCTGCTACACAAAGGAATGTTTTGCCACCATATGCAATGATGTCATCTTTGTAGTATGTTGTGCCGGTTGTCCACTGGTCTTTCCATACAAATCTTAATCTACCTAGTTTAAATTCAGCCATTTATAGCTCCATATTCTTGCATTAAATCATATTTATTCAAAATCTTAATCAACATTAAAAGCTCCCAGAGGAAGTAAAATAATTTAATGCCAACCAAGTTCCATCAATCCCACCGTTAAATGATACCTTACTTGTAAAAATCAATTCGTCGCCTGTGGTTGTTGTTATAGTATCGGGTCCTACTCTAACAATACCTGCTGTAAGCTGACCGGTTATTGCATCAGCGCCGCCGCCAGATACTCGTCTTTGTAGATATCCTTTAATTGCTTTTTGTGTTGGTATAATGTTGTTTGAATCAGCAGTAAATGTATTGTCTGTTGAAAATTCACGAACAACAACTCCCGATCCGCCAACAGTTACGCCGCCCAATCTTAATTCTTCAAGACCCTCTAATTGGAAGAACTGTGCATTTAGAGTAACAATACCCGTTGACTGTTCAACTGCAAATAATTCTCCGACTCGGAAATTACCGTCTTGGTCAGTTGATGTGTAGAACACACGACCGCCATCACGTTCTCTAATTTCATCTTCAGGTGCTAGAACAGTGCCATTTGGAAATAGTGTATTTGGATAATTTGTCTGTTCAAAATTCCCCAAACCAACATCCAAGAAATCATGACCAGTTAAACGAACTTGACTGTACTGCTGTCTAATTTCAATTTCTGTATCATGCTCTGGGCTTTCTTCTCTTCCTAGATCTTTAGCAATCAATAATCTAGCTGTAGCGTTAGGAAATGCTCCTTCTAAAATTTCAACTGTCAGTAATTTATAGGTATAATCGTTAATTCCAACAATTTGAATATTATCTCCTGGACCAGGCAATCTGTCTAATCCGCTGATAACTAAACTGCTGCCAATTTGATATTCGTCTTTGTACCCGTCGCCTGTAATTGTTGTGCGTGTACTTAGTGTTTCGTATCCTGTACCAGCATTAACTATTGTCGGTGGACCAAGAACACCGTTGGAAATTCTAACTGCTGTTGAAACCTCAGAACTATTATTTGAATCTGTAATAACCATGACAGGAGCAGAAGTATAACCGCTACCCACATCCCATAAACTGATTCCTGAAACACGACCGGATACTACTCGAATTCTTGCCTGAGCTGTTTTTCCAGTGCTAACAATTATACCTGCTGTTGAGTTGGCAGTTAGTCCTCCCAACACAATAAATTTTCCGGGTTTTGATATGTTGCCAAATCCAATAGCACACCATGGTCCGGATGTTCCCAAAGATTGGTATTCCCAAAGTTTTCCATCGATTGAAGTTGCTGCTACTGATGAATCGGTAGCTACTGCTAAAAATAATCCTTGAGCATAGATCACTGATCTCCAGTCTTGTGCTTGAATTACACCTTCTGTCCAAGTAATTCCATCAAAGCTAGTAGCCACTTCAGTTGCACCGGCATAACCGCCTGATAGTGCAATAAATCTATTGTTGCCGTAGGCCAATGAATAGCTTCCTTGCGGAATAGATCCAATTGTCCAGGTAGTTGCGTTTGAAGTATAAGCAACGGCTGCTCCAGTTGCGCTGGATTCGCTCAATGCAGTAGTAACAAATTTTCCTAGACCGTATTCAATTGCATTCCAGTCTGCACCTTCTGGCAAATTAAATGCTGACCATGTGGTACCGTTTGTGGATTTTGCAGCTTGAACACCGCCTGCGGCCACAGCCACCCAAGTGCCGACACCGTTAATTGAACCGTAGGCAACATCTCTCCACTCTGCGGTAGCGGACATGGTCATTGCCGACCATGTAATACCGTCAATGCTTCGTGCAGCCTGGCCGCCCGTGGCAAATGCCATGAATACACTGCCTACATATTTTACCTTTGTCCATAATGCACTAGATGGCATTGAGCCGTTTAGCCAAGTTTGTCCATCAACCGAATATGCTGTTGCTGCGGTATCTAATGCAACTGCAACGTATCTGTTGGCGTTGGCCGCAATACTAGTCCATTGTCTGTTTGCTGGCAGTGTTGTGTTTGTTGTTGAAAATCCCGGACTACTAAATGTTACTCTCGGTTCAACAAAGTAATTTGTAGAAGTATCCAATGAGGTTAAAATAGGAGTTCCTTCAACAAAATGTTGCCATCCTATGCAGTGAACAACCATTGCTGGATTAGTTCCAAATGGTACTCCGTTAATTAAACTAAATGTTGTGCTAAGATCCGACAATTCACTTATGGTAATTCTATTTAAACCTGTGTTTATTGTTCTTACATAGTAGACTGTGTTGTCAGCAATGTTTCCAAATTTTGTGCCTGTGAATATTATAGGATCGCCGACAGTAAGATGTGCTACACTTGAAAGTTGTATTAGGTTGCCGCCCGCGGCGTTGAATGTTTGAGTCGCTGACACTTCGGGCTGTCTTTCTAGTCCAACATAGGCTGTTTTTCCTGCAAATTCAAATTCGGCAATATAACCGTACTGTCCAACACCGGTTCCTGAAGATACTACTACTCGCATACCTCTATAGGTTGAAGCTTCATTTTCATCTGATCCGGCAAGTTGAATAGATAGGTTATTACCACCTTGAGACGAGTTAGTTGCAAATACATAGCCGCCGCCGCCGTCTGCTGAAGAGTCGCCCCTATTAGTAATTCTAACTTCGGACACTGCGCCGTCTCGAATGTCATCTATAACAAACTCTCCACTATTACCCGATCCTAATATTGAAGCTGTGGCCGTAGTGTAGTTATTTCCTGCATGGGTATAAAATAATTTTAATAGGCCGCCAGCAGTATTACACAATGTTTGATAGGTAGTTGCATCGAAATATCTATTGTTAACTGTTGCAACAATCGGAGTTTCTGCAATATTAAAGCCTTCTGATACTGCTCCGTATGTTCCATAAGAACAGTTTCCGTTAGTACCTCGAATTTTTCCACCTGTTGTAGATAGATAACCGATATGATTGTAATAGGTAAAGATTGAAACGCACTCTGTACGGCCTGTGCCATTGGCCCAAACTCCGATACCGTCTGATAAAATCTGTGTAAAGTCGTTGCAGACAATAGTTTGATTTCCACCAGCATGTAAGTTGCCATCAATTTTTAAACCTACACAACCTGTACCAAATGTAGATACGTTTTGAATATAAGGCGACTTAGTTCCAACCCATGCATCAGTATCGCCTACTCCCCATCCTGGATCTAGACTGGCATAGGCGCCTGCTGTAGGACGACGAGTACCATATTGATTGATGGCTCCTAATGTTCCCGATAATCCTCTTAGAGTAAAGTTTCTCAATCCAGTACCGTCTCTTAACAAAAACATGTTTTGGATTTTGTTTTGATCGTAATCACTGGCGCACAAGAAATAATTGGCTGCTTCGATGGTTTTGTAGTTTCCTACATAGGCGATATCGTATAATATAGCATCTAAAATTCTATCTAGATCTGTTGACCATCTAGGAGATTCAGAACCTAATGCTCCTGCAGAATCATTGTATTCGAGATCCACATATAGTGTGGCTTCGTTTTTAATAAATGCTCTATTTGCAATTATTTGATCACGAGCCGCTAATCTAGCAGCATCAAGAGTTATTGTATTAGTACCATTTACAGAAGTGGCATTGGCTGTGGTTATTCTAGTGGCAAGCTGATTTAATAACGAAGTAGTTATTAATACTTCTTCGTTGGTTGCCGGAGTTCCTGAAAAATCTTGTGGTATGATACCGTACAACACAGTATCTGGTGCAAGTGTTTCGTTGCCTATTGGTAGTTCTTTTAATACAAATTCTAAAATGTCTTTTATGTAATCTGTTGCAGCTAAAAGTCTTGTAATATAATCACTAGTCAATACAGTATTGCTTGGTTGAATAACTGTACTACGTAATTCGTCGCCAACGATTGCCACAAAAGCAGGAACTCGAATTGGTAGAATTTCATCATAGACTCCGGTTCTTACATAAATGGTTGCATAACCTGTAATATTTTCACAGGCGTATCTAACTGTTCTCCAAGGACTCTGTGGGCTAGTGCCTGCTGTGGGGAGATCTACTCCAAATTCTGCAACAAAGTAAACTTTGTCAGTGGACATTAACGGATCCCAAGCGGGTTCGCCGGTCAAGCTGGCCAGTGCCAATCCTTGATCGTCTATTTCTAATGCTTTAAATCCAACAGTACTGCCGTCTTCTGTAGGACCGAATGTTCTAATATCTCCGATATTTTTTAATCGGTTAATTCTATTACCGTCTGTAAGTTTTTCCCAGTATCTGCCCACAAGGCTGCTATCTGCGCCGTCATCATCTGGTCTATTACCGTTATCTGAGAAATGTTTGTCTACACATTTGTAAGAACTAGAAATCCAAACTACAGTATCACCTGATACGTAAATTTCGCCCGGAGACCAAACACCTCTCCAACGAATGCCCGGAATAACTAGATCCCAATATTCTTCGTTGGTTGTGCTACCGTCGTTGGTAATATCGGGGTCCTGATTGGTGCTATCTTTATGGGCAAGATAAACATTGCCGCCACGTCTAACTACATCGCCAATTTTGTAATCAATAATTTGATTCCAATCGCCTCTAATTCTAGAATTCTCAAATAAAAGTTTCCATGATGATACTGCTGTTACTGGGTTTTGTCCTGCATTTAATTCAAGTGCGGCATATAGATTTCCGCCGTATTGCACGATGTCGCCGGTTTGATAGACTGTTGTTGTTGTCCATGCAACATCATATTCATTTCCTGGACAGTAGACAGTCCATAAGCTGGAATCAAAGGTATCAACGGCTATATGGAAACCTAAAGAAACATAAGTGTAAGATCCATATTTTACAACGTCGTTTTGTTTGTAAATTGTAAGGCCGGTCCAGTCTCCTTTATACTCAACTCCTACATGCAATGATGACCATTTGCCTTGGTCTGCTGGTAGTCCTGTTGTTTCTGTAGAAGAAGAAGTATGTGCTATTTCACACTTGTAGACATTTCCGCCGTATTTTACTAGGTCATTTACCTTGTAGCGAGTTGATGTTGCCCACGAGCCTTTCCAGTCGTCGGCTATAGATACGATATCCCAAGAACTTTGAGTTCCTTCTAGGCCGGTGGCAGAATCGCCTGCCGCTAAATGAGACTGATTGCAACGATAAACTCTTCCGCCATATCTCACAATATCGTTGAGTTTGTAATAGGTCGCTGGTGTCCACTCAATTTTCCAATCTTTGGAAGAAACTTGGATAGTCCAGTGTATTTCGTCAAGGCCAAATGCTGCTAGGCCTGGATTAGAAATAACGTTTCCGTTAGCATCTAAAATTTCAGCAGGACTAGAAATATGATCATTGACGCAAAGATAAACTGTGCCGCCGTATTTTACACTATCGCCTAGAACATAATATGTACTATTGGCCCAATCGCCTTTCCAACTAACACCGTCTGCAACTAGTTCCCACTTAGGAACTAATAATGGTGGAGTGTCGTTGTTTAAGTATTCTAAATCAGCATAGAAATCTGCATTTGAAGTATGTGTTTCTAAACTGACGTATACCTTTCCGCCAAAGCTGACAATATAGTCAGGATTATATCTGGTGTTTGCAGACCACTCGCCGTGCCACGTGTATCTGAATCTACTAAGTTTAAATTCTGCCATGATCTAAATTAACCCTCTGATGAACCGTTGTCGTAGGTATAACCGTTGTTTATTCTAACTACCAATTCACCTTCGTCGTTGATGTAATAGAACAATGCTCTATCATCCCATCTATACTGTTGATATCTAAGATTGTCATAAACCGGATTATGGTTTACATCAATTCCTTCGAAAAAATCAACTCCAACTTCAAAGTCTGTATAGTTCTCTGTTTCTAATCCCGGACTATTTAACTGAATTGTATCAGTGCCTTTTGTTTGATCGCTACGTTCTAAAAATAAACTACCGTTTTCATTTTTTCTAAGTCCGTAGAAAAATCTTGGAGTAGCGCCTAATCTACTGTCGGGATCCTGTCCTAGATAATAATTGCTGTTTGCCATGATTTATTCCTTATGATAATTCAACATAACTTACAACAGTATCAACACTATTTGCAGTATCGCTTACAATACGCAATCCCGATGTTTCTGGTAAAATTAATTTTTCACCGTTGGTAATAATTTTCACTGCCGATTGTGGCGGGATAGTTAATCCCCTAACATAGTATGCAGGGGTACTATCGTCGCTGACTACAAATACATCAACATTAACTGTGTCGTATTCTGTTGAGTTTGCTAGATTGCAACCAATAACGGTTGCTCTAAATCCTACTGGAATCTGCAGGACGTCTACTGGTGTTGTTCCTATTCCTGCGTTGACTGCGTGTTTAAATGTGGTTGGCATTATATTATCCTAGTGTCAATGCAAATCTAATTGCAATGTCGTTGGCTGTGCTTTCTGAAACAGCACCAATTGTACCTGCAGGACTTGACCATTGAAGTCCGTCCCAAATTTCTAAGGCTTTTGAATCTATGTTGTATCGAGTCATGCCTTCAACTGCATACGCAGTTGGGCGTTCGCCGGTTGTTCCGCGTGGGACAACAAAGGCGTTAGTTCCAGCTATTTTCAAATAGCCAGTACCTGTTTGTGCGATTTCTGTTATGCTGTCGCTGACAAAGTTGGTAATTGTATTATCACGTATGCGGAAGTTGCCAATAACTACTGCACCAGATCCACTAGGATCAAGTACTAGATCGCTGCTCGACGTAGTAGTAATAGAATTGTTTTCTAAACGTATATTGCCGATATCAAAGGAACTTAGACTCAGACTGTCGGCAAAAACTCCTTGAGCATAAACTGCTTGCCATTTGTATCCTGCTGATCCAAGATCATAGGAATTGTTTGTTTCTGGAATTAGATCGCTTCGAATACTGGCATTGATTGTAATAGTGTCTGATAATGCGTCGCCGATTATGAGATTTCCACCTATTGTGATATTGCCTGTTGCAGAAATATTTCCGTTAACTGCTAGATTACCTAAAATATCAGTGGCGCTTTGAATATCAACTTTTCCAGTTCCGCTAGGATCTAATTCTAAGTTTGAATTAGATACAGTGGTAGAAATCTTATTACCGTGTATTTCTATATCGTTGACTGTTAGTCTAGAATGGTAGGCTGTTGCTTCGCCGCCGGATGCTATAAAGCTAATGGTTGGAAGATTACTGGAAATTGTGTTGCCAGTAAGAGTAAAATTGCCAACGTCTAATTGATTTAGAACTTCTAGGTTTGTAGTTCTTGCTGTGCCTACTACGTCTAATTGGTATTGAGGAGTAGCCGTGTTGATACCGATTCGAGCGTTATTAACGTCAAGATAAAGAAGGTTCGTCTCAAAGGCTAAATTGACTCCATCACGAATCAAATTCGACTTTAAGAGCGGACCAGAAATGCGACCAATAGCCATCTGCTCTCCTAAATACCCGGTGTTTCACCGATAACCAAATTTTCAGCTTGCGCTCTCTGCTGGTTTACCACAGTCGAATCCTGCAGCAAATTGGTCGTTCGCTGCAATTACTAGTATTTAGTCATATTGGCTAATTAGCCGAAGATCAGTGTGTAAACATGGCCAAGTTCTTCCATGATAGGTGCAGTGATAACAATACCACCACCAGTAGCCACTTGCCAAATTGAGCCGTCAAAACATTCCATGTAGCCTATTTCGCTGTTCCACCGGGTGGCTCCCACTTCAACAGGAGTACGTTCCGATATATCACCAAACGGAATCCTAAAGGCATTTGTATCATTGATTTGTAGGTAGCCGGTGCCTGTATGACTAATAGTTATAGGAGTGTTATTGAAATTGTTTATTACTCCCGCATTTATTGAAATATTTTCTATTCTTATTGTACCAGTAGCGGAGTCAACAACTAGATTATCATTGCTTTGAATTGTTGATATTGTATTAGCAGTAAATTTCAATTGATCGCTGATAAACAGATTTTGAGTATCAACTAAGTCAACACCATTTAAATCATAAAGATGCAATTCGCTCCAACGCTTATCGTTTTTACCTAAGTCGTATGTTCCGTCTAAGCCTGGAATAATACTTTGTGTAAAATCAGGAGCAATAGTAATCGTGTCTAATGGGCTATCGCCAACTATAAACTGTCCGTCTAATCTTACTTCTCCGGTTGCAGAAATATTTCCATTAACAGCTAGATTGCCTGCAATGTCTGTACTAGATAATATGTCAACTTTACCAGTGCCAGCAGCGTCTAGAGTAATATCAGCATTAGTAGCAACACCCCTAATATAGTTGTCTTTAATCAGGTGTTAATATTTTACCATACTGTACATAAGCATCTGCACCGTTAGGTTCTATAATTATAGGCCCCACAGTGGTACCTATAGTTCCGGAAGTGTAGAAAATTAAATTATCTACTTCTGCTTGTGTACCGTTTACTATGACACTGCTACTAACCCTAGAGTCCCCTACAACGTCTAAATCGTAGTCAGGTGGATTAGAATTAATACCTATTCTAGAATTATTAACATCTAGATATAATAGGTCAGCATCTGTTGGAGCATTTCTAAAAGTTAGGTCGACGCCGTTTCTTAATAGATTTTCAGTTAATAGTTTTCCACTGATCCTACCAAGCTGTGCTACAAACGGTTCTGGCATTCGCTCTCTCCGGTAATATTAATCGGCGTAGCCGTAATATATTGTGATATATTTGTCTAAAGGAACTGAACTGGTAAACACAATATAGGTGTTTCCAGATCCTAGATAGTTGTCCACTAGGTTGTAGTTGGTATCTGAAATTTGAAAAACGTTTTCAACAAATACCAGTATGTTGTTTTCAGAATTTGGAATTTTGGTTAGAGGTCCAAATGTTGTTTCTACTTCGTTGCCTGGTCCTAGAGTCTGTTTGGTAATTGCAGTAGCGCCTGGGGCTCTCACCACTTCCCACACTCCGTCGACATAGGCTTCTATAGAGTTAGTTGTGGTATTGTAGCGCATAAATCCGTTGGCGCCGCCTGTAGTTCTAACCCCACTGAGCTGTGGACGTTGTGCAGTAGTGCCTTTGGGTAAGCGTAATCCGCCTGTTATTTCCATAACAGCACGACCGTAGTGATTGGTAAACAGTGTTTGATCACTAGGGCTATACTTGCTAAGAGTTTTTTGTTTAAGAAATCTCATACTGGTAATGCACTCACTGTAATACTTAACAAGTTTCCAACGCTGGCAGTAGCACGAATTTGATCATTACCGTAGGTGCTGCTACCTTTTAAAACTATGCGCTCATCGCTGAAGAATACTGTTTCGCCTGCAGGTACAATTAGATTTTTAACAACGGTATTGGTATCAGAACTTACTCCACCTGCTACTACTAAATTTAATGTTAATGTGCAACTGTTAACAGTTTCGTCGGTTAAGTTTGGTGTTCCTGTATTACAAACTATGATATTTGTAATGGCATTATCTTGTGCAACTACTGCGCCACCAACTGGGGCTCCTGTACTAGTGCTGGTAAACACCAATGTATCTCCTGAAGTTGTTAGTCGTGTGCTGTATATCATTTTTATTGTCTCTTAAAATATCATGCTAAAAACAAGAGCTTTGCTCTTGCTTATCAATTCATCATTCTTGCTGGTGTTTCTAAAATATACCCCTGTACTGCCTGCACCCACTGTGCCGCCATATACTAAACTGGCGTTGTTTACTGCCGCTGGAGTAGTGCCTGGATTGTCTAATTGCAGTGCGTAGGTAATTTCAACTTTTCCTGTACCGTTAGTTTCTAATTTGATATTACCGTTAGTATTAACTGTTTGAATTACAGTGGCATCAGGAATTAACGGATCATTTGGTGTTGGATCTTCTGTAAAGAAGTTTGCGCCGGCTAATTGTACTCTATTTCTAAAGAACTGTGCAACAATGTTATTGTCAATCACTACGCCCACTAGACTTTCTGCGGGCTGTAGGAAATACGGACCAATTGGAAATAATCCCGGGTCAATAGGATCGTTTATATCAAATGCTGCTGTACGTGTGTCATTTCTTAAAATTTGAAATGTTGGATTAGTTTGAATTGCATCGTCGACATATTTTTTATTAGGAATATCATCGTCATCGGTAACTTGTAATTCGTAGGCAGTTGTCCCAGCTACTTTAACAACTCCTGTACCAGTACCGATTAATGTTAAATCACCACTGTCGGTGTCAGCATTAGTTAGAATTTCTTTTAGTCTAACCTTACTAGAATTATAACCTGCACCTTCTTTAAAATTCCATGTTTGATCATTTTCGTCCCACAATAAAGACACATCTTGTGCAAGGCCGCGATCAACTTCGATACCAGAATATCTAAGACTAACACCATTACCCGTTTCACCAAAGTTTAAGGTAATGATGTTGTCCTGAATATTTAAATTTTCAACAGAGACGTTTAATGTGTCACCTTCGACAATAAGATTTCCAGTGACTCTAGTGTTGCCAACACCGGCGCCGGTATCTAGAGTTATTGTCGCTCCTTCTCCGGCTTTGATATTGTAGTCGCCACTTACTTGTATAAACTGTCCCATGCTTACTTCCTAAATTAAACTGCTGTTAGCACAATGTAGTCAGATGTAGAATCGTTTACAAGCTGCCATGTATAACGAACACCGTTAAAATCTTTGGCTGTACGCTTGTTAATCTTAGCCAATGGTGTTGGAACAGACCCGTTTCCACCAATGTATCCGTTGATTCTCATTTGACCGGTAGCGGAAGGAATTGCTGCTTGCAATACGCAAGGTCCAAGATTTGTACCTGCTTGATTTTTCAATGTAAAAGTTTTTGCACCACGCTGCTTGTAGATATAGGCATAGTTTGTTGAGTTGTTGTATGTAGCATCAGTATAGGCTGTTGTACCAACATATGCTTCAACTCTAACACCTGTTGCGCTTGAAGGTGTTCCAATTACATCAACACCGTTTACATCTTTTCTTAATGGACGTCCCATTTTGTTTCTCCTTAATATGACGTTCTAGGTCTACGCGGAGGGTACCGCATAAATCATTTCTAGATACTTTATTTATCCGCGACTCAGCATAGCCATTAACTCTAACTTTTCTACAGTGGTTATAACTTGATTGATAGCATCTATTTCTAGTTGCGCCTGTTCTAAATAGCTTCTGCTGTGTGTTTGTCTATGCAACACCATAATTTTGCTGTGCTGTTGTATGTGAGAATTTATAATTTTTTCTATTTGATACACATCGTGTGTAAACATAGGAAAGCGTTTGCGCCAAATTAAAAATTGGTTTCTTAATTTTACAAAATCGTGTTCGCTTTCTATTTGCATATTGATATTTAAGTCAAACAAAAAGGCTCCGAAGAGCCTTTTTGAATTTAGTGCAATTATTTCTAATACAGATTAGGTATAAGAAACACCAGCGATTGTTACTTGACCTAGGTAGTCTGCTGCATTACCAAGAGATGAAGCAGTATTTGTTAACTCAACATAACCATATCTGGTCATGAAAGAAACTACTGGCTCAAATGTGCTTGGATCTAGAACAACACCACTGCTCATCAATGGAATGTATGGGCAATAGAATGCTGCTGCATCAGATTCGCTAGAACCTTTATAACCGACAATAATTGCGCTGTCATCAGCAGCGTATGTGTTAACATACACTTTCATTGCGCTATTCAATGTACCAACAAACTTAGTGTTTGTAGGTGCTTCGAATGTACCTTCTGTTGTTCTTGCGAACGCAGAAGTTGTAGCACTTTGAAGAATTGTCAATGCTTGTGGGCTAACAACAGCCCAGTTTCCTGCACCGCGACGTGTACGCTGAGCGATCACGTTAGCAACACGGTTAATAGCAACTGCCAATGCGGCGTGCTCATCACCAACGAATGTAGCTGTACCAGACACTGCTGCCTGATTGTATGCTACTGTGTTACTTGCGCCAGAAGCTAAAGTACCTAGGCTACGTAGAACTTCTTGGTCGATCTCAGCAGTAATCTCTTGTGCAAGAGCTGCCATGATCTCAGCTTCGATGTCAATACCTTGTTGGGCTTGTGCATCTTGAGCTGCTTCGAATGTCCAGCGAGCTGACAACTTACGTGTCTTGGCTTCAACTGTTTGCTTCAAGATTTGGATGCTTAGTTTGTTACCAGCAACACCTTCTTTTGCTGCTGTAGCATCAGCTTTTCCTGGTGCAACACCAGAATAGCCTTCAGCAATCTTGAATGGGCTTAGTGCCTCTTCACCAGCTGTTGTAGATCCACCTGTGCCGTCACTGAATGTATCAGAGTAGCGAACACGTAGTGTGTGGATTTGACCAACTGGGCCAGTCATTGGCTGTACGCCAACTAATTCATTAGCGATGACCGTAGGCATCACACGTCTGATCACTGGAAGGATCACACGATTTAGGGTTGCAACGTTGCCAGCGGATGTAGCTCCAGCTGTGGCGCTCTCTGCCAAATACTTGCGGGTATTCTCTAGAGTAGCTGCCATTACTGAACGCTTGTTACCTTGAAGTCCTTCTAAAAGAGCTTCTTTGGTTTCCGACCAGCGTGACTCGAGTAATTGTGACATTATAGTTCTCCTTAAACTTTTAGTCCCGCAAGCCTGCGGATGTCAAAAATTTCAGCAGTTTTTTCTTCACTGCTAAAAGATTGTGCCTGTTTTTTATCGCCTGTCATTTCTTTGCCTTCTGTTAATGTTTTCTTAGCAGGTGCACCGCCGTTCATTACTGAAGGGATGTACTTGTCGTAAGCTGTGCGTAGTTTGTCTGTTTGAACTGATTCTAGTAATTCTTTCATTACTACACGCTTGTCTCCACTTAATGGGCCGAGCAATTCGCTCATAACTTCTTTGCGGCTCATTGCGTCTTGTGCAATACGTAGTTCTTGTTCACGACTTTCTACTAATTTTTGTGTTTCTGCAACAATCTTTGCTGCTTCTTCAAGTTCTTGCTCTTTTGTAGCAACCACTTTTAGAAGTTTTGCTGTTTCGCTTTTCTCATTGAGATGGCTTGCAGCATATTCGCTAGCGAAGCTTTCAAAAATTCTGCGACCAAAATCATTTCTGCGGGCAGCATCGATATCTTCACGCAACTGTACCATTTCAGATTTTAGTCCTTTAGAGACTGTTTCTTGAATGATAGCTGATGAGCGAGCAATAAAATCTTTCTTAACTTGTTCAAATCTAGCTTTGCTTTCGCGTACTAGTTTAACTTTTGTTTCAGCCAAGTCTTTCTTGTCTGCGTGGAATTCTGCGATTTCTTTCGCTAGTGCGTCCACGATAAAAGATTCTAATTTACCGACATTGTTAGCAACTGCTTTACGGTCTTCGTGTAATTCTGCAAGTTCTTTGCGCAAATTATTCAATACAAATGCTTCCATTGCTGTAGCATCTTCTTTCATTTTTTGTGCATACTTAGCACGGGCTTCGATAAGTCCTTGACGGTCTTCTGCTAGCTCTGATAGCTCTGCCTGTAGGCGGTCTGCTAACATTGCTTCTACAGCTTCAACCATTGCGGATTTGTCGTGCTCGTACTTTTGTGCAAATTCTTCACGTAGCGTGGCAGTGACTTGGTCACGGTTTTCTTGAATTCTGCTTTGCCAAGCGGTTTCAATTTCCGATTTAAGTTCTTCGGAAATCACATTGTTTTCAAACAACTGTTTAACGAAATCTAGCATGTGATTCTCCTACTGTTATTTGAGACCTCTGATGATCTTCACCAGACTCTCTGCTATGTATTTCTGTGCCTTTGGGTCGCCTTTGACTTCTTGTGCTATTCTAAATGCCTGATTTCCACCTAATGTATTCATTAAATGTTCGTATACTGGAGTTGGGTAAGCTCCCGGGGCGCTAGGTTGTGCTACAATATCAACTGTGATAATTTCAAAACCTTGAACATTACCACTGCCATCTACTTCACCGGAACCTCTACTCGATACACCCAACTTTACTCCCGACTCCAACATGGTCTGTACTAATTGACCCATTGGAGTTGGGATGATTTTAAGTTTTCCGTAGCCGTTAGGACCATCCATCCACATCTTGGTAATCATATGACTAACACGATCTAGATTGATTTTTAAATCCTGAGGATGATCTAACTCTCCGCAAACTGAATATCCGCCAGAGATCTGCTCGTTAAGCGTTTTGACAGCCTTGCCAATCTCTTGAGAAGAATAAATTCGCTGATTCTGATTACGGATATCTCCTTGAATGCAGATACCGTTCAGATGCAGCGATTTTTTATCGCCCTCGCCTTCGCTCTCCAAGACAATCTTAGCCTGGTCAAAACTCAATTGTTCACTGAGATTAGTTTTCACCATTGCGTCCTATTATCTACGACCACGGAAAAGACTTGCTTTGTCAACTGAACCGGAAGAACCGCCTGCTCCGCTGAATTTGCCTTCAGCTTCGCCTTTCTTCTCTGCACCATGGCCTGGCTCTTTCTTACTGAAAGCACCACCTGCCTTGCCGCCTGGAACGTTGATGTTGCCTGCGTTATCTTCTTTTGGTGTACCTTTGAATAGGCTTGATCCGCCTAGTTGTCCACCACCTGCACCTGCGTACTTAGGGGCTTCTTCTTTGCCGCCTAAGATATTAGCTGTTGTGCCGCCCATATCGTTCTTACCTGCAACGATTGATTTAGCATTTGTGCTAGAACCTTGACTTAGTTTGCCAGTACCAACCATAGCACCTTCGCCTGCGCCTTTCTTCTCTGCACCATGACCACCTGGAACTTTTTCAACATACTCACGTACAGTTTCTAGATCAAAGTCATCTTTCATTTCATCTGATGCGCCCATTTCGTCGCCCATATCGCCACCTTCATCGCCGCCAAGTGCGTCAAATCGTGATTGTAGTTCGTCTACAATAGCGTCTAAGTCTTGAAATAGTTCTTCTTCGGATTCGCTGCCTAGGTCTTCACCTTCTTCTTCTGGACCAATTTCTCCAGCTAAGTCGTCGCCCATATCGCCGGCAGGACCGCCTGTTTCGTCATCGCCTTCATAGGCAATGTCTTCAAATTCTTCGTCAACTTTTTCTTCTTCAGCATCTTCATCTTCTGCTGCTTCGTCAACTTCTTCTTCCTCTTCTTCGTCATCCATTTCGGCTTCGATGAGGTTTTCGTAAATTTCGCGAGATTTTCCAACTACGTATTCGTGGAATAATTCTTCTGCTTTTGCTTGATCGTCGTTGACCAAGCGTTCGAGCATCTGCTCAAGTAATGATTTATCTGCCATGTTGTATTCTCCTTCAAGATGGTTAGGCTGTGCGTTTATTTAACACTATGATTACAATCTGGGGTTAAATGGTAGTTTTTTGAACGTTTTCTACTGTATAAGTACAGTCCGAAAATTTTTTACTAAATTCTTCGTAGGTAATGTGTTTGAGATTTTTTAACTGTATTCCCAATTGATCTGGAATAAAATCTCCAGAATTTATTACTCTGTGATATTGTATGTTTCTAAAATCTCTAATTGTTCTTTCGGTTTGACTCAGCCAGTTTCCATGAAAAGTTGCTGCATCGTTGCTTTTTTTGTAATTGTAGGTATCTGCGTATACGTTGTTAAACTTACCTTGCACACCCTGATAATCAAATCCAAAAATGTATATGTCTCTGTGTCCTTGTTCCGATGCGAACCACAATGCTGTAGGTCCCGAACTCCATCCTTTGTGTGGATTAAACATATTTAGGTTATGTTTATTGCTGATTCCTTTGTTGGGATTAGTCCATACAGAATGTGTTTTGTGATAGCCGGAAGCTACGATTTCGTTGATCATTTTAACATCTACTGCTATCAAATGATGCGGTTCAAACTCTCTATAGATAGCATTGCAGGCATAGACTATGCCTTTATCTAGTAGGTTTTTATGATTTAGTTTTAGTCTGCTTGTACCGTTGCCCAATACAAATGCAACATTATTCTGCTGGTTGCTCTGCTTCACCGGCTGGCGCTCCATACATCTGTCTAACAAATTCTAATTCAGAATCACGCTCATATTCATGAGCTTCTGCTTGCATACGCAGTCTGTTAATTTGTCTTAGTGTAAGGCGAGTTTTTCTAGTATCGCTTCTTTTAAGAACTGAACTGTCTTTGTTATTTTCATAGCGACGATCAACTGCAAAGTCGTTATTGTTGTCGTTAAAATAAAGGAATTCTAATAGGAGCATACGATATTTATCATTGAACCGGTTGTTCAGCAGGTGCCGCTTCACCTTCTACACCTGTGTCTGCTGGTGCTTCTTCAGGTGCTTCTTCAGCTTGCGCCGCTAGATCTGTTTGAGCTCCGCTTGGAGTAATCCCTACTGAACGCATTTGGCCGCCTGCATCTAATGCTGGTTTTAAGTTTCCGCCTTGTTCTTCTCTCCACAGCTTTTCGTTTTCTGTAATCTCTTCTTGTGTCATGCCTAAGAAGCGTTTCATAGCAAATCGTTTGCTAAGGTGAGGAATTTCTTGTAGCTGTGCAAATGTAGCTGCACGGGCTGTATCTAGTTCACTTTGGCGATAGGCTGCAAAGTTCTGTGGTGGATTAAACTTTAATTCAAATAGACTTGGATCAATGTTTACTCCGTTATTTTCCAACCACATTTTAAATTCTAAGTCAAATGTTTCAATAATCATTGACTGTAGACGTTCGCAATATTTGTTAAAACGCAGTTCTTGAATGTAGGCCGTTCCTACTTTTCCATCAGCTACTGTGTTTGAAGCTTCTTCAACACCTGTAGGCAAGTAAGCACTTGGAATTCTTAGGGCACGGAACAGTTTATTGGTAAAAAAACGTAAATCTGTAATTTCGCCAAGGTTAGTACCGCCTGCAAGGGTGTCAACTTTTGATCCACGACCTTCTGCTGTCTGTGGAAAGAAATAGTCTTCTGAAGCACTTAGAGGATTGTAGCTGGCATCGATAACATTGTTGCCGCCACCTGTTGATGATGGTATGCGTCTTTGTTGGATTTCGTTTTTAACACGTTCAACAAAGCTCATGGCCATGTGTGCTGGCATATTTCCAACATCAATATAGAATATGCGTCTTTCAGGAGCACGTTGTACACGATAGATAATGATAGCATCTTCAAGCAGTTCTTTCTGCTTGTAGACTTTAAACACTGATTCTAATAGACTATTACCAAAAGGATAGTTAGTATCAATACCTTCTGATAAACTAATATGCACCACATTCTTTGCGTCAACAGTAACTTCGTTTGTTTGGTTGTGAAAACGTGTGCCCGGAGGTTGACTAGCGGAACCTACCATACCACGACCTTGACTTCCGCCACTGGTATATGAACTAGTACCACTAGGTGCAGTATTTGTAGTTCCGTGAGGAGTAACTGCAATTAAATCTTTAAAGTTAAAATTAATGTCTCTAACAACATATTGCTCGGGAATTTTACCTTCGCTTTCGTTTACAATAATTTTTGATACTTTGGCTGCATCAACAAACAACCATTTTTTAGTTTCAGGATCACGTATAAAAAATACATCTCCATACTTAAAAGCATTTCTAACTATGCGGAAAATTCTAGTTTCAAATTGTTGTTGTTTGGTCCATTTTTGTAGACTTTCTTTGATCAGTTTAACTTCAGTTGAAGTAGGTTGGCCACGAAAGAATGTTTGAAATGGAGTTGCATTTTCTTTGTCTTTTTGAGTGCAGAACTCAGCAAGAATGTCTAGGGCAGCATTAACTTCTGAATCCATATCCATGGTATCGTACTGCATATAACGCTCAACACGATTGGGTGTACCTGCATAAACATCTGGCAGATAGCTAGAATAATTTGCTCGGGCTGGACCAGGACGACCGCCACCCGAAATTGGGCTAGACGAACCCATTTGGTTTCTAACATCAACAGGTGTAAAGTATTTTTTCCAACTCATTTATAATTCCGTTTAAGACGACATAAACATGTCTGTGCTCATTGCTCTTAATCCCCTTAACTGATTTGCATTCAAATCTACGCTTTCTCTATTTAAGGCAATTAATTGACCCATCTGTGTATTTAACATTTCTAAACTTGCTACCACCGCATTTAGACTCGATACTCCCCCGGCACTGGGTGCTCCCGAACCGGTGGCAGTATTTCGAACAGTTTGAGTTTCGACTACCGAACTTGCAGTAGTTGATGCAGTAGTAGTAGAAGGTGCTGGGGTTGGTGTCAATGCTGTTCTAGCGGTGTCTGTACTAGGAACATTTGAACCTGGATTGCTTAACAATGCCATTATGTCTTGTTGTTCTCTTCCGAATCTGTTTACAACTCCGACTCTTTCATTGGCACTGCTTTTGGTAAAGTGTTTCTTACCGCCATCAGCTCCTCTTTCTGCATAAACAGCTTTTACCAATTGTTCGTCTGTCATGCCCGGCTTAAACACGCTGTTAAAGATTCCCATCGCGCCGCCGGCGCCGTGTTGTACAGCGGTACTAAACAACATTTCTTGAAGAGCACGACTACCGCTAATTCTTGATTGTAGACTTTGATCTTTTAGGCCTTTTAGCGCCGTTTGATAGCCTTGTCCTAAAAACTCATTTTCGCTGTTGCCTAACGCACCGCTAGCTGCAACTTCTTTCCACACGTCAACTGCTTTACCACTGGTACTACCAGTGTCTTTTTCTATGCCTGCATCACGTAATTTTTTAGCAACATCTCCTTTTCCTGTCTTTTCAAGGAACTTAAGAAAATCGGTCATTGCTCCGGCTTTGGATGAAATTTGTTTTTTACCGTAGCTAGTACCACCGCTTTTATCCCACCCAACAGTTCCGCTGCCACGACCTGCTGATTCGTATTTTTCTGCTACTGCTCCTAGACCAGTACCAATTGCAGACGCTCCAGGTACTTGTGGTACGGGTGCTGATCCAGATGTGGTTCCAGACGGTGCTGCGACCTGAGGAGCTCCTGATCCTCCTGCTCTCATGTCTCTAAAACTGTTAAACAATGCTTGGGGGCTGCTAAAATCCAATCCTGGTTTCTTGTCTTTTGCCCTAGCTTCTTCTTCTGCTTTTTTTACAGCATCGAGTTCGGCTTTCTTTGCATCAGCTAATTCTTTGGTAGAAACTGTTAGGCCTTCTTGTATTTTTTTACTATTTGCTGCCAATCGAGCTTCTATTTCTCTCTTTTTCTTTTCAGCGTCGGCTAATGCTTCTGCTGATTCGGCAGCATATCGATCTTGTCTATTTTTTGCTTTGGCTATAGAAATTGCTTCTACTTGAGCCTTTAGCTGTGCCCTTAAAGTTTTTTCCTCTTCTTTGGCGTTTGCCATTGCTTCCGAAGTTAATGAAGTAGAAGTTCCAGTTGCCGGATTTGGCCCACCTGCTATCAATTTTCCTGTAGCAGTTCCAACCACTTCACCGCCTTTAGATCCAAGCCAGCCGCCAAGAGCTCCGCCAAGTAATCCCCCAATGATTGTGCCGACTACTGGTACAACTGAACCTATAGCTGCTCCTGCAGCCGCACCTCCCCATGCTCCTAGGGCTCCACCGCCTGCTGCGCCTATCGCTCCGCCTTTTTGTGCGGTGCCTTCTTGTTCTGATATTTTTCCTGATTTAACATCTTCGCTAATACCTTTTAAATCACTAGCCATATTGGCTACAGCTATAACTGTACCTACTGCTGCAACTCCTCTAACAGCATTTTGCGCTGATACCATTTGGCCACCGCCACCAGCTGTTGGCGGTGGTGTCTGACGGCCCCTACCGCCGCCACCCTTACCGCCGCCACCCCTACCGCCGCCTTTGCCACCTTTATCTAACAGGCCGCCGTCTGCGTTTCGAACAAACAAAGCATTTAACGGAGAAGTTCCCCTCTGAGCCATTTGGTATTCTTTTATTGCCAGCGCACCCTTAAACAATATTGATGCTATTTTCATAGCACCGAGCAATACCGTGATTCCTTCAATGTTATCCATGAAGTATTTGAATGCTGGCAAAATCCAATTTTCAACGAACCCGGCTAGTTTTTTAAATGCTGATTCTAACTCTGGCAGATATTTTGCCACAGATTGAGTTATTCTGTTATTAAGTTCAGCAATTAACTGTTGGAATCTTTGTAGTTGTGCAGGGTCTAATCCGTCTTTAACTCCTGCTTGGTCAGCAGCACGTTTTCTAGCTGCTGCTTGTTCTGCATCAGACTGCTTTTTAATTTCTTCTAAATTGGTTTTTTGTGCAGCAATATTTAAATTATCTAATACTAATCCTTGTTGAATATTATTACCTACGTTAGCATATAAATCAGAAATTCCAGACTCATTAACAGCTCTAGCTTCTGCTCTATATGTTTTATCTAAATTATTAAGCGATGCTTGAGACACTGTGCCTGTTTGTTGTATCTCTCGATACATTGCGTTTGCACCACCTGCTGATTTTTGCATTAGTGTAGCAAATTCTCTTCCATGATCACTGGTTGCATTTCCAAATGCAATGTATTCTTTCATGCCTTTTTGTGCAGTTGGCCCCAACGTTTTCATGTACTGTGTAAGTCTTGCTGCACCTTCGGGATCCATCTTTGACAGTTTTAAACGAAAGGCAGCATCAGCCATTAAGGCATCTTGTTCGGCTTTGAGTGCATCTTTGCTTTTGCCTGTCAGTTTAGACAGTTCATCCATGTTCTTTAGATAATTTGCACTGCCTGCAACTAGTTGTTCATCATTTTGTCCTTGCAATTTTCCAGTCTTGGCAAGGATTCCAACATACTGAGCCATTCCGCTATTAATGTCTTCAGTGCTATAACCTAGTCTAGCCAAGTCAGCATTTAACGGACTTTTTCGAATCTTAGATCCTAGCTCGGCTAATCGTCTAGCACCATCGCCTGCACCTTGGCCTAGTAAGGCTATCGATTCTCCATTCTTTGCAATCACTCCAGCAAATTGATCAAAGGTCATGCCAGCACTAGTGGCAGAATTGATCATGTCATTGATACTACCACCAAAGTTTGCACCTACGCTAGATGCCTGCTGAAATGCTTTGTAAGTTCTTTCACCAGCTTGGGCAACTACTCCGAACGTACTGGCCAACATGTTTCCAACTAATGGAATTGCACTCATAGCCTGTGCAGCCGAACCCATGCTAGAGTTCAGGTTGCTGAATGTTCCCATTGTCTTAGTTAGATAGCCAACTGCACCTTCTAGCGAGTTATTGAAAAGATCAACTGCCTTGATAGTATTGTTTAAAGATTTGATCTCTTCTTTGAGTGCTTTTGTAGTTTGCTCTGTAGCTTCGAGTTTTCGTCTTTCGGCTTCGTCTGCTTTCTTTTGAGCTTTAGTTGCAGCATCTAATGCTTCAGTTTGTTTTTTGGAAGCGGCTGCAAGTTTTTTTAATTCTGCTTCGAGTTCTTTTTGTGATTTTGCCTGTGCAGATTTATCTTTACCAGTGTTATTGGCAATAACAGTCATGGCCGCAAGAAGCTGCTTTAACGTTGCCTCTGTGGCCGCATTGTTTAATTGTATTGGCTGACCGCCAAAATCACCAGTAACTTCTGCCATTTAATTTAGACCTTGAAAACTGCGCATATAAATATACGACTAGATAAAGTATTTATCGGAGATAAAAATGCCAGATCAATTTGAACAGCAGCAGCAAAAAAAGCCAGCTAACAACCCCCTTGCCAATTATTTTAGGCAACCAAAATTATACATCCAACTGCCCAGTCATGGAAACTTTTATCCCGAGGGAGCATTAGATTCCAGTCAAAATGATGAGTACGCAGTGTTTGCCATGACGGCCAAAGACGAACTGATGTTTAAAACTCCGGATGCTCTAATGAACGGCCAGGCCACTGTCGAAGTTATTAAGAGTTGTGTTCCGGCAATTAAACAACCATGGCTAATGCCCAGCATTGATATTGATGCAGTGTTAATTGCAATTAGAATTGCATCCTATGGCGAATCGATGGAGGTTAATAGCGGTTGTCCAGAATGTGGACATCACAATGAATACAATCTAGATCTTCTGTCATTTTTAGACAAGTCTAACGGTTTTACATATAAAGATACTGTATCGGTTGGGCAATTAACTATTAAATTACGTCCTTATAACTACAAAGAATTAACCAAAGCAGCAATAAAAACATTTGAACAACAAAAATTAATTTCTATTGTTACCAATGAAGATCTTTCCGAGGAAGATAAAATTGCTAAATTCGGAGAAAGTTTTGTTAACCTAACAAGATTAACAGTTGATGTTGTTGTGAATTGCATCGAAAGTGTTGAAACTCCAGATGGTATTGTTTCCGATAAAGAAATGATTAGAGAATTTATGGAAAATACTTCTAGTGAAATTTTTAACTTGGTTAATGATCAAGTTAGAGAAATGAAAGATCTAATGGCTTTAAAAGCGCACGATGTTGAATGTCAAGAGTGCAGTCATAAGTTCACTGTTGAGGTTGCTATGGATCAAACAAATTTTTTCGTAGTAGGATCTTAACTCTTCCTCAGCCGGAGATTCTACTTTGGGTTCAGCAGCTGGAAAAAGAGGCCAAGGAAATTAAACGAGATATTTTAAAAATCTGTTGGTATATGCGTGGTATGAGTTATTGGGAAGCAATGCTGCTCAGTTGGGAGGAAAGACAATTGATTGGCGAACTCATAAAAGAAAATCTAGAAACAACTAAGAAAAGTGGATTACCATTCTTCTAATAGTAAAAAGGACTCCTAGGAGTCCTTTTTTGTTTGTTAACGTTTTTTAAACAGACTAAAACTTTCTGAAACTTTTTCTCTAGCCTTTGCAGGTTTTGAAGTTCCCATAATGTTTCTACGATCAGCATCAATTGATTCTTGAGCAGTCGGTGCTGCTGCGCCAGCTTTGATTCTCTTTCTTGCAGCACCTAATGCACCTGTACCGTACTCTGCTTTCTTACGAATAGCATTAAGAGCTTGTCCAGGAAGTGCTTTACCTGTCTCTTTATCAAACGTTGCTTGACCAATATTAGTTGCACGTTTAGTTCCTACAGTGGCTACAGGATTTGCAAGAACTTTTTCACCACTCGGTGCAGTTGTAGTTGCACCTGCCGCGGGTTTAGTCGGTGCTACTGGTTCAGCAGCTGGTGCTGGCGGCGCAGGTTCAGCAGCTGGTGCTGCGGCAGCATTTGGATTACCTGGTTTAGCTTTATTAGTTTTGCTAGTAGGAGTATTAGCCATTGTATTAGGTTTCGTAGATGCTCCTGCTTTTGCCAGTTGACCTGCCATGTTAGTCATTGCTCCACTATCAGCTGGAGCTTCTGCGTTACCTGCTGCCGGTTTTGCGGCAGGAGCCGCTGGCTTAGCAGCTGGTGCTGCACCTACTTCTTTTTGTAGAGCGGCTAAAATTCTTTGCTTGCCTTTCTTATCAAGTTTGTCAATGTTTGCTTTAACCTGAGCATAGGCAGTACCACCTGCTGCTGGAACAGCATTGCTTGTTGGTGCAGCATTGCTTGTTGGTGCAGCATTGCTTGTTGGAGCACTAGTTGCTGCACCTCCTGCCGTTGGAGTTGTCTTAGTTTTTAGAGCTGTTTTAGCTGTAGGAGTTGTTCCAGCCGATGCTGTATTAGACGCTGGTGCTGCTCCAGTATCTGCTTCTTCATCATCTCCAGCTCCGCCTACTGTAGATTTGCCTGCTTGATAACCTTTTGCTAGAGCTTTACCTGCGCCCACAACGCCGCCTGCTACGGCTCCTATGCCTTTAGCAACTGTGCCTGCTGCCTTGCCAATGCCAGCCCCAATTTTATTTAGGAGTGGACCTTCATCTACTTGTTGATTTTCTACTAATATTTCTGTGATTTTCATTTTACGGTTCCTAATTGTTTTTGTAGGTAGGATGCAAGGCGTTGTTTGCTTTTCTTATCTAGGTTAGCTAGGTCTGTTTTAACTTGTGCATAAACAGATGCAGCTCCACCAACTATCTTTAAAGATTTATATACTGTATCTATTACAGTAGCATCAACTCCCTGACTGATTAAAAACTTTTTAAGTTCTTCACTGTCAGCGGGAGCTCCTGCTTTTTGCCAAGCTGAATTTAATTTGTCTGCGGTAATTTTAGTTGTTAAGTTAGTGCCCGCTGTTCGAACTTTGTCCATAGCCTTGCCGGCAAAGCCTTTAATAGCATCCATTGGCCCTTCATTGAGCTGCGAAGATACAACACGATTGAATATTAAATATACTTGACCTTCGCTTAACGGGCGAGTTTGGCGGGTTATTGATTCTTTTTTAGCTAGACTGCCTTTAGTTCCAGCAGCAGCTACAGCACCTTGTGCAGCCGCTCCGAGATATTTTGTAGCTTCTTGAGCAGCCTGTGCTGCTTGACTAATCATTGTTCTGCTAGCTTGGTCAGAGGCTATCTGAGCTATGTATTCCGGATCTTTAAATGTATCGGCAATCATGCCTTCTAACGATTTCCAAGTGGCTGCACTTTGTTCATAATCGCCTGCTTTCCAATATTGCCCAGCTTCGGCAAATAATTTTTTAGCAGTGTTTATGTCTTCAGGCCTGCCTACCAGACCTTTAATTTCAAAATTAGCCCAACGAGTACCTAGTTCTCCGCCAACTTCATCAAAAACAGATTTCATATTTAGGCGAAGAGCGTTTGGAAATAAGTTATCTTTGACTACTTGCGCACCGTCTTTGATTGCATCGCCTAATAGTTCAAATGTCTTGCCAGCAATGAAACCGTAGGCCGCTGTCTTAACACCTTTGCCAATGGCTGTGGAAAGTTTTTCACCTTTGAGTAATTCTACAGATCCCCGCAGCACTTGACCAGCAATTGCACCTCCAACTGGCCCGCCTGCCAATGAAGCAATAGCAGTAAGTACTCCAATAATTGCTGCGGTTTTTCCAGGATTCTCTTGAGCCCATATGCCCATGTTAGATACAGCATCTAGTATTTTTGAATCTGGAAATTTAGTATTAATTTTTCTTTTTAAATCATCAAACTTTTGATCAAAAGCCTTAACCGGAGTTGTGTTTTGTAGCCACTTGCCTATGTTATCAACAATTTCGTTGGCTTTCTTACCGACATCAACGCCCTTGCCTAACATGGTTCTATTACCGCCTGCGTCAGTAGCAGACTTTTCTACAGCACCAAATATAGATTTGATTTGATCGGGACTAAGACTAGCTTCGATTAAAGGCAGTAATTCATTATAAATGCCTTCAACGACTACACGTTGTTCTTGATCAAGGCCATGACATGATTCTAATAGAATTTTATTAGAATTATTCATATGTTGTTCAAATAATATATTGCTTACACGCATGTTTACTCACAGATAGTATGTTATTTATTGTATTGTGAGCTGAAGCTCACATTCGTTATCGCTATCGCTCAACGAATTTTCTTTCTTCTAAACATTGTTGACTATTGTAATTGCGAAGCAATTTAAGTATTATGCAGATTGTTCAGTCATACTTAGCCCTTGCGGGCTAAGAAGCATTATGCGAGTTGCACAGTACATACGGCGTTATGGCGATTACAGAGGCGGTCATCCGGTACCTCGAGCCAAGTCTTATTAATGACGGCGGATTGCTACACAAACGCAGTCTTGCATAACAACCGTGGGTTTTTCTCCCATCTTTAGCCTTGATATAATACTTTCTTGTACAGTAAACCGGTTCTGTAGGCATATCCGATTGTGGTCCTGTTAAGGATACTACTGTACAACCCCTCTGCCAAGTAGGGAATTCCATTGACTGCGATCCGAGATCCAGCTTTAAGGGCACACTAACAACGCCGGTGCGGGCTTATTTGGCAGTTAAATTGCCTGAATTATTGGCCTTTGAGTATATGCGAACCATGTACACGGACAGAAATCTGACCGTTATAATAGTCTTTTGATTCTAAAACTTTGTGGGTGAATTGTTCTCTAGCTTCTATATATGAGCATTGCGCCTTGGATGTGCAGTAAAATAGTATGTCTCTACGGAAGTTTTCTTTGCCTAATTGTTCTACGTCCTTGCTTAATTCAACGTTTGACCCGTAATAATCACGCCAATCGCTGTCTATTTTAGAACGTATCTTCTTTTTCTTTTTAGTGCCGTTTTTTAATTTTACTGTTTTATAGCTAGTCTTGGAGAATTTGGCTAGTTTTTTGCCTATGTATTTTCTGCCAGTGGTAATATTAGTAATAAGATAAACAAATCCCACGCATTCTTCGGGAAGGTGTTCGATTAGTTGATCTTGATAGTACCATGACATTCACTTAGTTAGTTTCTTGGGTCTGCCTATCATGCCTTTTCTGGCTTGTTTGCGTTCTTCACGCTTTGCCTGTATTTCTACTCTTCTGATACTGGCTTCATTGCGTATTTCGCTGAGCCAATATCTTGCCTTAATGCCTGCTTCGTCAGAGCCTTTGTATTCAAATCGTTCCTGCCACTTAAAATATTCCTGAAAAGCAGCAATCATTTTGTCGTGGCTTTCTGTGGTCAATCAACAATCTCCACATCTGTTGAATAACTAGTGAATCCGTTTTCTTTAATCACCTTAAGCACATGATTTACCCTACTGGTTAAGTCATCCCTATGCGAAATCAAGAACACATTCTTGTTGCGTTCACGGGTCATCTTCTTAAGAACTGCAATACTAGATTCAACACCACTAGCATCCATGCCCGAATCAACTAGTTCGTCAATGAATAGTAAGTTAATAGCTTGATATAGATTTTCCCACACATCACGAAATGCCCATGACATTGATAATATCAAGCGATTACGTTCGCCTCGGCTTAAATTATCAAAGTCTAAGTCTTGACCTAATTGTGTAATAATAACACTTAGGTCATTTTGAAATTCTACCAAGTGAGGGAGACCTATTTTATCTAGATAATAGGTCAATCGCTGATTTAGATATGCTAGATTCTGATCAATGATACGCTTACGAATAAACGAATCTTTGTTAGTTAATAACTTGTGTAAGAATTCTTGATGATCTTTTACTCTAACTAGATCATTTACATTATTATAATTGATTTCCTGTACCGCTGTGTTTTGCAATTCGCTAATCTGTTCAACATAAGGATTGTTTTCGTTAACCTTTACTTCCAGATCACGCTCTAGTCCACTAAGTGTGTTTTTATGATTTAGTGCCTGTTCTAGATTGTCGTAAATGACACTTGGGCAAGCACCAAGCTCACTAACTAAACTAATAGCTTCGTTAAGCTCACTTAGTTCTTCACTATACGTTTTAATATGACCGTGGCTTTCTTCGACCTGTTTGACCTTTGCGGTCATCATTTCGTCATGCTTGACATCGTGAATGTCTTGACCACAGCTATGACACTTGTGATCTGCTAGTGTTGTTAATTCACGTTCTAACTTGTCTAAATTCTTTTGTTCACGTTCTAGTGTACTAGTTTGTTTGGCAATTAAAGCGGTTAGGCTATCACGTTCCTTTTTGCTTTTTGTCCATTCAACTAGTGATCTCTGATTGGCAATTTCTTCATCGATGTTAATATCTAAAAGTTTTTCTATTGCCTTGGTCAAATTAGTAAGAGCTGTTTCGTGTTGCTCTTCCCACAGCCGTTGTTTGCGCTCTAACGATTCGATACTTTGTTGAATTCGATCGTTAGATGCTTTAATTGTTTCTATTTTTGTATTTTCAGTTGCAATAGAGTCTTTGCTGATTCTAATTGCTTCTTTAAGAGACTCTGCTTTTTCACTTAACTGAGTAATACCTAACAGTTGTTCAATAACAGCCCGTTGATCAGCAGCCTTCATGCTAAGGAACGGTTCAGTATACGTGTTCAATGCCACGAGGTGCTTGAACATTTCATGACTCATACCAAATACTTCTTCAATGGCCTTTTGTGTTTCTCTACTGTCGCCCTGTGCTTCGTCGGTTGTTTCTGTTGCCTGCTCTTGCCCGTTAACACTAAACTTGAGTACGTTAGGTTTACGCCCTCTTTCGATATGATATTCTTGACCGTCTTTTTCAAATGTTACAGTACACAACATACCTTTGTTGTTGATCTTGTTAACAAGGTTGTCTTTCTTGATGTTGGTTAAGGCCGTGCCGTAGATAGCATAGCTGAGTCCGTTAATAATGGTAGTCTTACCTGTACCATTGCGGGCACCGCTATCGTCGCCTCCTAGATCTAAATTCTCACCTAGAACAAGAGTCAGTTGACCTTTATCAAATGTGATAGCCTGAGTCTGAGCCCCAACACTCATGAAGTTTCTAACAGTTAAATCTTTAATCTTTATCATAGGTTATTATAAATGTTTAATAATAGAGCTTTATCAAATGCATCACTTTCAATTGCATTAATTTGATTCATGACAATAGTGTCAACACTTTCAAAGTTAATGTCTATAGGTGTAGACTGTGCATCAACTTCAACTTTCTCCGGAATTAACATAAGCTCTCGGAGATTATACTGAGGTACAAATGTTTCTTTGATAAAGTTTGCTTCTTCAAAACTAATAGGCAAATCAATGGTAACACGGCAATGCATTTTTTCTTTTAACAGTTCGTCGGGCTTATCAATAATTTGACTAAGTTTATATGTTCTATAAACAGGTTGGCCCGGCCATGTTTTAAACTCTGGCTTGCCGCCCCATTCTAATATCATCATACCACGTTCGTCGTCGCCGGCATCGGCGTAGTTGTGTGGAAATGCATTACCGATATAATGAATGTTTCTATTATGTTGACGCTTATGAAAGTGTCCGGTAAACACATATTCTTGATTAATAAAATGACTGCTTTGTACTTGTCCGTGATCTGGCATCTGTACCATAGCATTCATATAGAAGCTAGGCAATTCTAAATGTCCAAACAAATACTTGCTTTTGATATTGGGAATGTTTTTCCATTCATCTGCTACTAACCAAGGCATGATAGTAACATCGCCTTCAGTTAGCGTTTCCTTAATAGGAACAACATTAGGAAACAGACGCATAAACTCGATAGAGTTAATCTCACGCTTGTCTTTGTAAAATAAATCGTGATTGCCTAGAATGAAATAGACTTTTTCAAACGACTGGCTTAGCCGTTCTAAGTTTGACACAGTATAGTTCATAGTACTGACATCAGTAGTGCTACGATTATGATGCCAGTCTCCGAGGAAGATTGCGGTTTCGCAACCCTGTGCTTTGGCAGTATCGCAGAACCAAGAAACAAAATCCTCACAATCTTGATTGTGTGTGCGACTTCCCGACTTTAGACCGAAATGGATATCGGTGAAACAAGCTACTTTTTTGAATAATGACATAAAATCTCCTTAGTTAGTGTAACACATTTACAACAACTAGGTCAATCCCAATCACCGCCATCTACAGGAGTTGTGCTGACCGGACCATAGCTAGCACCGCCTTTACCTGCGGCATTTTGTCTAGTCCACGACGGGTTCATTCCGTTAATTTCTAAAATATCATCGCGGATATTTTGATTGCGTTTTTCAATATTAATAATTCTAACAAATGAATTTGTAACAGCAGCAGTGTAATAAGCAAACGGATTATCGGATTTGCTTTCATCAAACTGAAGACCAATTTGAGTAAGCTGTAAAATTGCCTGCCCACGCATCTCATCGTTATACGTGTAGCCACGGACGTTTCCTCTAGTAGCATAACGCTCACACAGTTTTAAAAACATGCGAGCTAGATTGTTAGTCATTTGCCCGTGTTCTTTGTTAAACGATCCGGTGTCTAACGGCCCTTTCCAATGACTCTTGCCCACACATATAAGGTTGCTATTGTCGTCAAACTTCCAGTGTTGAAAAGGAGGAAAGTTTACCTTGTCATGACTGTCTGCGGTATTTTTCAAAGTCTTTTTACGACCCGGTGCAAGTGGGATGTGTTCAAAGGTCATGACTCTAAAAACAACATCAGTTTTTTTAATAGTTTTGTAATCAACTTCGAACTCTTTTGCTGGAATTTTCTTTCCACCAGACTGTGCAATTTCGTGAGCTTTTTTGCCCATTTTTATTGCTCGATTGCGTTTTGCATCTGCAATTGTTCTAATATTAATCTTAGATATATTTGGAACTATTAAATCGTAATCTCCGTATTCAGGATCAGTATAGGAACAATAGGTGTTTTTACTTAGATGAATTTCTTTCAGTAAATCCTTGTTGGTAAGATACTTTATCTTAGGAGGTTGTGAGGGCATTATTGTCATTGTTATAGAATTCTCCAGTAGTTAATATAATAGCATATTTTGTCAAGAATAAATAGAGTATACAAGGAATAATCACTCAAAATGGCCTTATCTATCAACCCTTTGGCAAAATTAGTTTCGTCGGTCTCGGAACAAGTTAGCGCAGCGGCCGATGCTGCTAGCGGAGCACTGAAAAGCGATAATTTTGCCGCTTTAAAATCTAACCTAGATGCCACTGTTGGCCGTCTAAGTGGTGAAATTGGCACCGGCCTAAACGGTATGACAGCATCCGCTAATACTTTTTTAAATGATGCTAAAGGTGCATTAGGACAAACCACTGGTGCGTTAGGCGGAGTTACCGGAGCCTTAGGCGGAGTCAGTAGCACAATACAAAGCCTAGCATCAAACGCCACAGGAACATTAAGTGGTATTGCAGGACAGCTAGGGGGAGTAGCAGGGTCGATAAGCAATACCGGAGCAGCTATTGGTGCAAGTTTAAACAAATTAGGATTAGCCAGTGGCGGCCTTGGCGGAGGACTTGCACAGGTTGCTGGACAAATATCGTCGGCAGCAGGTATGATTAATAATTTATTAAGTATGGCTAGAGGCAAGAACCTTCCTAGTGGCGCAGAGTTATTTAGTCAGCAGGGTTCCTTCGTTGAACTTAAACCGGGTGCTGCCAACGACTGGCGAGTAAAACTAAATGCAAATTTTGGACTGTTCGGTAGTGCATTTTCTAGACTGTCGGCTACAGGTGGATTTGTGTGGCCTTACTTGCCTAATATTACAGTTGCAACCAAGGCCAACTATACACAAATAGACCCCGTCCATAACATTCAGCCGTTCTATGCATATAAAAATAGTCAAGTTGACGATATTCAAATCTCCGGAGAATTCTCAGTTGAAAGCGAATTAGATGCACAGTATTGGATAGAGGGTACTACGTTTTTAAAAACCGCAACCAAGATGTTTTTTGGTACAGGAGAAAACGTAGGCAACCCGCCTATCATATGTAACTTAACAGGATACGGTGCAAGAATTTTTAATAATGTTCCTGTTATTGTAAAAAGTTTTTCAGTAGACTTTAAAGATGATGTCAGCTATATCAAATATACTCCAGTTGGTGGTGGCGCACCAACATGGGTACCAGTTATGAGTACAATATCAGTAACGGTATCTCCAATATATAATAGAACTAGATTAAGACAGTTTAATCTCAAAAGCTACGCCAACGGACAGATAGTAGGCGGACAAGGATATATTTAATGGCTACTTATAATCGATTATCGCCCTATTACAACACAAAACAAAATAATTTTTATTTAGAATTGTTGACAATTCGGCCGGTACCTGCTGAAGCCGACGATTTTAAATACGTCATAGAGACTCAATATAAACATAGACCGGATCTATTGGCATACGATTTATACGGTACTCCAAAATTATGGTGGGTATTTGCTCAACGAAACATGACCGTGATAAGAGATCCAATTTATGACTTTGCTCCAGGCACAGCAATATACTGCCCTAAGAAATCTAACTTAGAAAAGTACATAGGAGTATAATATGTCGATTTTTGGCTCAGGCGAAACTCCCCTAGAAAAATATGCAAGATTAGGATCAGCCTATACGCAGACAACTTCTACAAATACTAGAGACATCGGCCAAACGGCTAGCAATTTTTTAAAACCTGATGGTAATCCTATATTACAAATAGCATCAGCTACAGCAAATATAGTAACTGGTTCTGCTAGACAGATTACCAAAGCATTTACTAGTGGAGCAACAATCCTTACAGATAAAGGCCAGTCCTGGGAACCAGATCCTACAAAAATTGCCCCAATTGCCATGACTTTCATTCGCCCACCCGGCGGACCGCCTTATGAAAATGTATTAGAACAATTTGCCACTTATTCACCAGTGTGGACATTGTCCTGTTTAGAACCAAGCGAATTTAATAATCCTCAGTCATATAGAAATAATCCTGCAGGATTACGAAATGTTATTTTATCGTCTGCAGGTAGATACGATGCTCAGCGAACAAATACTACAAATGGCAAGCCAGAATATTTTATTGATAACGTTCAAATGAAACACAACGTGGCCCCTGGTGCAAAAGACGGAAACACAAATAATTTTAACTTTACTTTTGATGTATACGAACCTTACTCAATGGGTCTGTTTTTGCAAAGTTTAAAAGTAGCAGCAGTAAATGCCGGATATCCTAGTTATCTAGAAGTTACTCCCTATTTGTTAATGTTAGAATTTAAAGGCATGAAAGACAATGGTGCTATTTTTGGATCAACAAAAACTCTAACTAAATTTTTTACAATTAGAATTAACAAGGTAGAGTTTAAAGTTGACGAAGGCGGAAGCAGATATAACATAACAGCTATGCCGTTACATTACTCTGGTTTTAGTGATTTAGTTAATATATTACCTAATGAAATTTCGATTACCGGCGAAACTTGCAAAAGTATTTTATCTTCTGGGTCGAGAAGTTTGTGTAATGCACTGAATAGAATACAACAATTAGCAGTAAAAAACGGTCAACAGGAAGTAGCAGATGTTTATCAAATTGTGTTTCCTCTCGATGCATCAGACCCTGTTGGAGTAGATCAATCTACTTCATCTACTGATGTATTGCGAGCAACAGCAGATCCTAACAAACAAACAGCAAAGAAAATCGGCGATACATCAGATGAGCTACAGCTCGACTTTGGTTCAGGTCCAATTGGCGCTGATAAAAACACTATGGGATTTGATGCAACGTCTGGCGGAAACTATGTTTTTAAATATGAAAGCGACGTCGTGGACGAAAAGGGTCAAAAGGTAGATAAAGAAAAAATGTCCATCGATACTAATCTTAGACTCTTTACTTTTCCACAAGGTGAGAAAATAAGTCAAGTTATTCATAGAATTATTCTCAGTTCTAAATTTGCAGAAAATGCAATCAAACCCGAAGCTATTGTTGACGGATTTGTTGAATGGTATCGACTAGATTGTCAAATACAATTATTAGACTATGATAGCAAACGAAACGTTCGTGCTAAAAAATATGTTTATAGGATAGTGCCATATGACGTTAATGCAGGAGTATTTAAAAATCCTAATGCCGCTCCAGACGGTCATGCGAAATTAAATAAAGTTATCGCCAAAAGATATGATTATATCTATACTGGTACCAACAACGATCTGTTAAAATTTGATATTCAATTTAACTCTCTATGGTATCAAGGCCAGATGCCCACCGCTCCAAACAACAATGCTACTATTGCAAACAAAGATCTTAATGCTGGCACGGATGAGAAAAGAAATCAAGCAGTAGTGCAATCAGGTGAAGCTGCTAGCGGTGTATCGGCGACCTCAGGCGGCGCATCTCTTAAACCTGATTATAATATTCCTACTGGTACGGCTTCTGGTGATAAAACAGTTGAACAAGTAATTGCAGATGCATTTAACCATGCATTTCTGCAATCTGGATCAAAAGATTTAGCCAACGTTAATATAGATATTTTAGGAGATCCATATTTTATTTCTGACAGCGGACTAAATTCCAATCACTTTGCTGAGAAAGGACCCAACAAGCAAGTTAATGCAGACTCATCTATGAATTGGGAAGGCAGCGAAATTTTTGTTTACATATCTTGGAGAAGTCCAGTTGAGCCAAATTTAGGTACAGCAGGAAGGGGCGGCCTATACAATTTTCCTAAAGGGGAATGGGTAAGTCCGTTTAGCGGAATCTATAAAGTTCAATATGTTAACAGTAAATTCTCAGGCGGAACATTCCAGCAGACTCTTGAGTTGATGAGATTGCAAGGGCAATCAAACGACTTCATTGACGGGTCTGAAACAGTTAATAAGCAAACACAGATGCTATACAATACTTCACTTGAAGAGCGTCCAAGAACCAGTGTAGTTGATTACTCTGATCCAATGGACGAAGACCCACTAGGAGCACCGGCACCTAGTTCTGCTAGCACACCTTCGGAACCAGGCACCGGTAGAACCATCAACATTAATATTAGAGCAGAGCAACAAGAAGCTAGAGTAGCTGCTTATCTACAGGCCCGCGCCGCAGGACAAAGCGAAGAGCAAGCACAAAATATATCAGCAACTGTTGGCAATAATGTAGGCGCCGCTGCGTTGTCTCGTGAGTTTACTCGATCGGGTTTATAATATTAAATGTGAAAAATCAATCAAGCAATAAGGATATTAAATGTCAATAGAAAAACGGACGCCGGTCGATGTTAATTCTAGTAAACTAGATACTGGATTAATGTTGGCCAAAGTAGTAGGATACTTAGATCCGTCATTTATGTGCGGATTAGAAGTTACACTTCAAAGAGATAACGGCAACACGATTGGGGATCTAGGTCAAACATACACTGTAAAATATGCCAGTCCCTTTTATGGTGTTACTGGATATGAAAATATGGGGTTGAATAAAACAGATTTTAACGATACCCAAAAAAGTTATGGCATGTGGTTTCCAACCCCAGAGATTGGATCCACAGTATTGTGCGCATTTGTTAATGGTAATACATCTGAAGGCTATTGGTTTGCCTGTGTGCCCAGTAGATTTATGAATCACATGATTCCGGCTATTGGTGGATCAACATCAGTAGAATTAACCGAAGAACAAAAAAAGAAATATGATACTACTTCGCCTTTGCCTGTAGCAGAAATTAACAGAAAAACAAACGAACTAGATAAAAAATTAGAAATAGAAAAGATAAAACGCCCGGTACATCCTATCGCAGATAGGTTTTTAGAACAGGGATTGTTAGAAGATGATGTACGAGGAACCACTACCAGTACAACCAGAAGAAGTATACCAAACACAGTTTTTGGTATTTCTACCCCCGGGCCCTTTGATCGAGGACCAAACGCAAAAAAACAATTTATCGGAAAGCGACAAGCTCAAAGTCCATCAGCAGTGCCCGTTAGTAGACTAGGCGGATCACAGTTAGTGTTTGATGATGGTGATGATCAATTTCAAAGAGCAACTACAGCCGGAACAGGCCCTGTAAAATATGTAGACACGTTAAAAAATGAAAAGGGAAATCCCGATGTTCCGTATAACGAATATGTAAGGCTTAGAACTCGAACAGGCCATCAGATATTATTACATAATTCAGAAGATTTAATTTATATTGGTAATGCTCGCGGTACCAGCTGGGTAGAATTAACGTCTAACGGTAAAATTGATATCTATGCACAGGATAGTATTTCTATCCACACCGAAAACGATTTAAATTTTAGAGCCGACAGAGATATTAATTTTGAAGCAGGCCGAAATGTCAATATAAAAGCAGCTGGCGGGAAAATGCAATTAGAAGCCGCCAGCAATTTTAATCTAATTGCAGGTGCAGACGGAAAAATTACAATAGGTGCAGGATTTGACTTGATATCGGCTTCGGGTACTAAATTGTCTACTAGTGGATCAACAGATATTAATTCCGGTAGTGCAAATAATTTTACAGCAGGAGCCAATACCAACATCAGTAGCGGCGGTCAACATATAGAATCTGCCAGCAAAATTCACATGAACGGTCCCCCTGCAACCCCTGCAACTCCTGCAACCCCTGCATCACCGTTGAGCACACATGCTAACCCTGTAACTAGTACAGGCAGCGGGTGGGGCAATAAAAAACGATATCAAGCAGGTACTACAAAAAGTATTATGAAAAGAATACCAATGCACGAACCGTGGTCATTACATGAAAATTTTGCTCCCACGGTATTAAAACCTACAAATACTGATCGAGACACATAAGGAATACAATGGCAAAATTATACAATCAAAAGTCTGTAGCATCACTCAATGCCAGCGTTGCTGACAGTCAAATCGCATTTACCTACAAGGGATTTAGTTCTCAAGAATCTAAAAATGGATTTAAATTATACGACATTGATTTAGTAAAACAGGATATTATTAATCATTTTTATATTAGAAAAGGGGAAAAATTAGAAAACCCAGATTTTGGAACAGTAATTTGGGATTTGCTTTTTGAACCGTTCACTGAGGAAGTTAAAAAATTAATTACAGAGGATGTTGAACAGATCATTAACTATGATCCTAGAATAGCCATCAACGGAGTAGTAATTGATTCTACAGATATGGGTATCAGAATAGAAGCTGATATTACATATTTGCCTTTTGCCATTAATGAAAGAATGGCATTTGACTTTGATAAAGAAAATAAAATTATAAACTGACCACTTTATTTTTTAGTTAAATACATGATAGGATAGCAAATTATGACCACAACGTCTAGACAAAACAACTTAATTTTAAATGAAGATTGGACTAGAATTTATCAGACTTTTCAAAGTTCTGATTTCAAAAGCTACGACTTTGAAAATCTTCGCAGAGTTATTATTGCCTATTTTCGTGAAAACTATCCTGAAGATTTTAATGACTACATTGAAAGTTCAGAGTACCTAGCCTTAATTGATGCTATTGCATTCCTTGGCCAGAGTCTTGCGTTCCGTATTGATTTAGCCAGCAGAGAAAATTTTATTGAACTTGCAGAGCGTAAAGAAAGTGTTCTACGTCTTGCAAAAATGCTCAGTTATAACGCTAAGAGAAATATTCCTTCTAAAGGTATATTAAAATTTGACACTGTAAGTACTACAGAAAGTGTGTTAGATAATAACGGAAAAAATCTAGCACAACAGACTATTGTGTGGAACGATCCTACAAACTCTAATTGGCCCGAACAATTTGTTACAATTTTAAATGCTGCTATGGCCGATAATACTGTATTCGGCCGAAGTCAAGGAACGGCTATTATTGACGATATTGCCACAGACCAATATAGATTTAGAACAGCATCAAATGATGTTCCAATTTTTACATACAGTAAAATAGTTGCTGGACGACAAATGACATTTGAGCTAGTTAGTACCGGGTTCAAAGGCAAAGAAGAATTGTATGAAGAACCTCCAGTGCCGGGCAATCAATTGGGATTTGTATATAGAAATGATGGAAAAGGTGGTACTAGTGCAAACACTGGTTTTTTCTTAATGTTTAAACAAGGCACCTTAGAGCTTGCAGATTTTTCTATAGATATTCCTACAACCAACGAGTTGATAGCCATTGACAGCAACAATATCAACAACGACGATATTTGGTTATATTCATTAAGCTCAACCGGTGTACAATTAAACGAATGGACCAAGGTGTCGTCTTTAATAGGAAATAATATTTCTTATAACAGTATTGATTCTAATATTAGAAACATATATTCAGTAATCACTAAAGAAAATGACAGAGTTGATCTTGCATTTTCAGATGGAGTTTATGGAAATTTACCGATCGGCGCTTTTAGAACTTATTACAGAACTAGCAATGGCCTAGTGTACCAAATAGCACCTAATGAAATGCGAGGGATCACAATCGGCATTCCTTATGTTAATAAGTCGGGAGTAAGACACACTCTAACAGTAACATTAGGATTAAAATACACAGTAAGTTCTTCATCGGCTACTGAATCTGTTGCGTCTATTAGACAAAATGCTCCGGCACAATATTATACACAAAACAGAATGATTACCGGTGAAGATTATAATCTTGCACCGTTGACATCATCACAGAACATTTTAAAAGTAAAAGCTATTAATCGAGTATCAAGCGGAATAAGTAGAAATTTTGATCTTATTGACGCTAGCGGGAAATATTCAAATGTTAATGTTTTTGCTTCTGATGGACTTATCTACAAAGATGAAATAGAAAGATCTCTAGCCTTTAAGTATTCTAATAGAATTGACATTATTAATTTTATTAAGAATAGTATTGAACCAATTTTTACCGCAACAGATATCTATAATTTTTATCTAACTAAGTTTGATAAAATTTTGTTTACAGATATTAATTATAGGTGGAATCAACTGACTACGGATGTTAACAGTTCTACAGGATATTTTTATAACAGTGTTGATTCTGCTATTTTAAAAGTAGGAACATATACTACAAGTACACTAAAATATGCAACTCCCGGTGCGCTAATCAAGTTTACTGCGCCAGAAGGCAAGGCATTTAAACGGGGAAAATTAGTCAATAGTGATGACTTAGACCCAGAACAAACAAATGCTATATGGACTAAAACAGTTAAGGTTGTTGGAGACGGAACCAATGCTGGTCGAGGAGTCCTAAGCACAGGACTAGGACCAGTTCAGTTTAGTGATGTAATTCCTACAGGTGCAATTGCAACCAGAATTATTCCAAAATTTGTTTCTAACTTATCTGAAGGATTAGAGTTAGAAATGACCAATTTGTTATTTTCAAATTTAAACTTCGGTCTTCGCTATTCTATGATTGAATCGTCTTGGAAGCTAATTACTTCAGCCAATCTAAATTTATTAGATAATTTTAGTCTTGGTAAGTCGGGCGATACTTCTAACAGCAGCTTAGATTCATCTTGGATTATTGCATTTATTAAGGAAGCAGACGAATATTTTGTAAGAATTCGTGGACTCGATTACATATTTGGAAGCCTTGAAGAAAACAGATTTTATTTTGATTCGGCACAAAAAACTTACGATAGCAAGACTGGCAACGTAATAAAAGATCAGGTGAAAGTTTTAAGTATAAATCCTAACAGCAATTTATTAGGGCCGCTCAAACAAGATATTAGTTTTGAAATAAGTGATACAATAAAATATGATGACGGTTATCAAAGCACCAATGAAATAAAAATAGCATTTTCTGATACAGACGACGATGGTGTTATTGATAATCCTGAAGCCTTTGAACAAATTGTAGGAACTGATCTAGATCTCAATTACTTATTTTTTAAAGAATCTATAGATGTTGCAGGAAATACCATAAATGAATATGTAGATAATAGCGATAATCATATTTCTATTGTGTCAAAAGAAAGCCTTGTTAATGTTAACAATTACAATGACGGGGATTTAATATATTTTTATAACAGTGATGAAAATGTTGTAAAACGAGTAGATAGAACAACAAATACATTGATATTAGAAAGTACCTATCAGGCAAATGTTGGCCGTGCCGGATTAAAATTTCAGTATGTGCATAATGCCAATATTGATAGAAGAATTGATCCTAGTTCTAGTAATATCATCGACGTTTATCTTTTAACAAGAAGCTATAATACCGCCTTTAGAAATTTTCTAGCAGGAGTAGGAACTAGACCAGAAGCGCCAAATAGCGATAGTCTACGAATATCGTTTGGTTCTAATTTAGATTTGATAAAATCTATCAGCGATGAAATTATATATCATCCTGTAGATTATAAAGTTCTTTTCGGACCCACCGCAGATGTTAAATTACAGGCAAAGTTTAAGGTGGTTAAAAACTCTAATAGATTAATCAACGACAACGATTTAAAAGTTAGAATTATTAATGCAATAAATGAATTTTTTAATATCAACAACTGGGACTTTGGAGATAGATTTTACGTCAGCGAACTGATAACCTACATTGTAAATACTGTTTCTCCTGATATCAGTAATATTGTTATTCTCCCTAGACAGCTAACACAGTCGTTTGGCAGTTTATTTGAGATCCAAAGTAGAGTAGATGAAATTTTTGTTAGCGGTGCAACAGTAGATGATATAGAAATTGTGTCCTCGCTCTCAGCATCCGAACTTAGAATTTCTTCCGATTCAATCATATCGAGTACAAATTAAAAATGGCAGATAAATTTTTTCCAGATAGTCAACTTCCTATAAGAAAGACAATAGATCTTTTGCCTCAGATTTTTCAAACTGAAGCAAACTCAAAATTTCTTGCAGGAGCACTAGACCCGTTAGTTCAACCGGGTGTCTTAGAAAAAAAAGTAGGATATCTAGGTAGACGATATGGTAAAACCTACAAATCTAGTGAAGTTTACCTAGACACAGATCAAACTTTACGCAGTAGATATCAATTAGAACCTGGTGTTGTTGTAGAAAAAGATGGCAAGATTGAACAGTTTTACGATTATCTCGACTTTAAAAATCAATTAAAGTTTTTTAATAACACTGAAGAGCGAGACGATCTAATTACAGCTCAAGAACACTATACATGGGCCCCTCCCATCGATTGGGACAAGTTTGTAAATTATAGAGAATATTATTGGGTACCAGACGGCCCACCTCCTATTAAGATTCTAGGTCAGGCTCAGAATATTACAAGCACATATCGAGTGGGCCTTGGCGTGGGTAGCGTTTACCTTTTCACTCCCGACGGCCTAACAAACAATCCTACATTAACTTTATATAGAGGACAAACATACAAGTTCCAAGTTAATGTTCCAGGAAATCCGTTATTGTTTAGAACTACTATTGACACTGGAACGTTATTATATAATCCCGACTTTCAATATTCCGTCGGCCAACTAGTTGTATTTGATGGAAAATTATGGAAGGCAAAAACTAATATAACCACTAGCGACGGAAGCACCATTGACGAAAATACAGATGATTGGGAATTTGTCGATTTTACCTCAGCATCGTCATCTGCGTTAAATTATACAAAAGGTCTAACCAATGCTGGAATTGAAAGCGGAACTATCACCTTTGAAGTTCCCTTAAATGCTCCAGATGTATTATATTATCAAAGTTTTACAGATCCAAATAGATTTGGTAGAATCGTTATTACTAACGTTGAAGAAAATACAAAAATTGATGTTGAAAAAGAAATAATCGGCAAGACAAACTATACCAGCAGCAATGGAATAACATTAAGCAATGGTATGATTGTTTACTTTGGCGGAAACGTTTTTCCAGAAAAGTATTCAGGAAAAATCAACAATAACAAGTGGATAGTTGAAGGTGTGGGAGAAAGAATCACCCTAACTAATGTGGCTAGCCTAATAGTATCGACTACATTTTCAGATACTGCTCCTGAGATATTATTTGATAATGGAGGATTTGATACTCAACCGTTTGATGATGCAAGCGCATACCCAGGAAAGAAAGATTATATTACAATTAATCGATCTAGTATCGATTCAAATCCGTGGAGCCGATACAATCGTTGGTGCCATCGCGCAGTATTAGACTATGCCCATACTCTAAATAATTCTAATTTTGATGCATCAGAAACATCTCGAGCAAAAAGACCAATCATTGAATTTAAATCAAATATACAGTTATTTAATCATGGGTCGATAGCCAAAGACGCAGTTGACTTTGTTGACGATTTTACTACCGATGTTTTTTCAGTCGTTGAAGGTAGCACTGGATATATTGTTGATGGTGAATATCTATTCAACGGAGCAAGACTTTTAATAACCAACGATACTGATACATTAGCCAACAATCAAATTTACATTGTAAATTTTATCACCCATAACAATATTAAGCAGATCAGTTTAACTCGTGAATCTAATGTTGACACACAGGCCGGCGATGGAGTATTAATACGCCGCGGTGTAAAGAATAAAGGGGTCATGTATCACTTTAATGGAATTGATTGGGTTAAGAGTCAACTAAAGACTTCGGTAAACCAACCCCCGTTGTTTGATCTTTTTGATGACAACGAAGTTAGCTTCGGTGATGTTGAAACATATCCTGTTAGTTCCTTCGTAGGAACCTCGATTCTAAGCTATAAAATTGGTTCCGGCCCAATCGATATTGAGTTAGGGTTTAGCGTTAGTTATCTTAATATAGATAACGTAGGTGATATACAATTTAACTTTAATCTTGATACAGACTCGTTTACTTATAAACTTGATAATGCCAACTACTCTAAAGAAATTGCAACGGGCTATTTAAAGTTTAGCAATGACGACACTTTCACTAATGCATGGAATACATTAGATTCTAATTATGTCCAGCCAATAATTGACAGTGTGGATATTGTAGAACCTACAAACGAAATTACCACAACCATGGTTGATTGGAATCTGTTAGCCGATAGTGATATTCGCAAAATATTAGTTTATCTAAATGGTGTACACGTTCGGTCAGGTTTTACTAGAACAGAAGGTACGTTTGTATTCGACACACAATTTGCAGTAGGGGACACAGTAGCAATTAAACTATTTGCCAATATTGATCCCGACACCGGCTATTATGAAATTCCGTTGGGATTAGAAAAAAATCCCCTAAACGAAAAAATAAAAACATTTACGTTAGGTCAAGCTGCTGACCACATATCTACAGGATTAGAACTATCTGAAGACTTTAGTGGAATATTTCCAGGATTAAACAACCTACGAGACATCAGTGGATATCAAACATTAACAAGAAGATTTTTAAAACATTCTAGTCCGGCGCCGTTATCTATTGCATTATTGTGTAATAAAGAAAATAATATTATAAAATCTATTCAGTATGCAAAAAAATCATACACCGATTTTAAAAATAGTTTTATTGCACTAGCATATGAAATATTTTACAATCAAACTGCTAATGATTTTGTAGATTCTGTTCTAGAAGAAATTAGTAGAACGCAAGACGTAAGTAGACCGTTTGCCGGATCTGACATGATCGGCAGCGGTGCATACACCAGCATAAATTATACAGTTGAAGATACAGGAATTAAAACATTTGCTCTGTCAGAAAAGTTTGATCTACAAACTTTAAGCTCTCGAGCAGTTTATGTTTATTTTAATGATCAGCAATTACTGGTAAATCGAGATTACGAATTTAATTCTACATTCGGGTTTGTTAATCTATTGATCGATTTAGTTGAAGGCGATGTGATCCAGATTAGAGAATACGCATCGACTGCTATCAATTTTATTCCACCTACTCCGACCAAGTTAGGGTTGTACAAAAAATATAAACCTAGAAAATTTCTCGATGACACCTATGTTGAACCAAGAGAAGTAATTCAAGGACACGACGGAAGTATCACTGTTGCCTATGGTGATTTTAGAGACGATGTTTTATTAGAATTAGAAACTCGAATCTATAACAATATTAAACAAGAGTATAACGAGTCTGTATTTGATATAGACAGTATTCTTGGGGGATATTATGGAAATTCGCTTTATGGAAAACCAGCACTGGACAAAATTGTTTCTTCAGAATTTTTAAAATGGATTTCTGGAACAAATATTGATTATGTAAACAACGTATTTTTTGACAGCGAAAATAGTTTTACCTATACCTATTCTAATATGGTTGATCCTACGGGAACGCAAAACCTGCCAGGATATTGGAGGGAAGTATATATATGGTTCTACGATACTGATCGTCCCCATACACATCCTTGGGAAATGTTAGGCTTTAGTGAAATGCCTATATGGTGGGAAACTGAATATGGTCCTGCGCCGTATACAAGTAATAACTTGATTCTTTGGGAAGATCTTAGAGACGGTATTATCCGTCAAGGCGAGCGAGCCGGAATTAGAGATAGATACAAGCGTCCGTCGATTATGAGTCATATTCCTGTAGATGGGGATGGCAAATTATTAAGCCCGTTGAGTTCGGGACTAGCAGGAAATTTTTCTTTGATTAATAATCAAGGAGCATTTAAAATAGGTGATAATGCTCCAGTTGAAGCAGCTTGGAGAATGAGCTCGGAGTGGCCGTTTGCAATAATTTCTGCGCTAGCATTGTTAAAACCGTTTGAATTTATTACCGACAATTTTAATAAATCTTCTATAGCAACTAACAAGTTAGGTCAGACAATAAATTTAAAAACTAATTTATTTTCTACATTGAGTGATTTTGTCTACGAGAATACTGTAGATACTCCAGTTTCGGGATTAGTAGTTTACATTACAAACTATTTAAAGAGTACTGCTTCTTCGACACTTAAGTTAGAAGACGTTGTTTCAAATATAAATGTAAAACTATCTAATAGAATTTCTGGATTTGTTGATCAGCAACAACAAAAATATATTTTAGATAGCAAAAATCCCAAGTCTACATCTAGTAGTGTTTTTGTACCACCAGAGAACTATGACATTATTTTCAATGTCAGTGCTCCAATTTTTAATTTAGCCTATAGTGGAGTTATCTTAGAAAAAGTTAATGCTGGCTGGAAAATTTCTGGATACGATAATTCAACCCCTTTGTTTTACTATTACCAGCCAACTGATTCTCAGTCAGATCCTCTAATTTCGGTAGGCGGTCTAAGTGAAAATTTCTTAGATTGGACTGAAAACACATTCTATGGCAACGGTGTAATTTGCAGATTTAAAGATAAATTTTATAGATGTCTTAGCAGTCATACAAGCTCGACTGAATTTTCAGAAGGCACAAACGGTTCGAGTATATGGAAACAGCTACCTTCGTTGCCGCTGACCGGCGCGGTTGAAGCATTTAGAAGAAGAAATTTTAACAAGCTAAGACTTAGAACTCTATCGTATGGCTCTATATTAAACAGCATACAGCAGGTAGTTGACTTCTTACTGGGCTATCAAGAATATCTTAAATCTGTTGGATTTATATTTGACGGGTATGATACAGCTTCTTCAACATCGTTTGATTGGTATACTTCGGCCAAAGAATTTATGTTCTGGTCCAAGCATAACTGGGCCGAAAATTCTTTACTTACACTTAGCCCTTCTGCAACTTACATAAAAATTAAATTTGCAATAGGTGTTGCTGATAGCATTCTAGACAGCTTTTACGACTATCAAGTTTTGAAAAACGACGGAAATCCGCTACAGCCAAGATTCATCAATGTGAATAGAGATTTCCAAGAAATCACAGTGTCTACCACAAACACCACCGACGGTATATATTTTTTAAGAATGCATTTTGTTCTTAAAGAGCATGTGGTTGTATTTGATGACAAAACAGTTTTCAACGATATTATCTATGACAAACCAACAGGCTATCGTCAAGAACGTATCAAAGCTAGAGGATTCCGTACTGTTGACTGGGACGGCGACTATACCAGTCCCGGTTTCTTGTTTGATAATGTAAACATAGCGGTATGGCAACCGTTTACTGATTATAAATTAGGAGACATTGTATCCTATAAGTCTTATAATTGGACAAGCAAATATAATCAATTAGGTTCCGTAGAATTCCAAGATGCGGCATGGTCAAAACTAGACTCCACTCCTAGCAAGTCGTTAATTCCTAACTTTGATTATAAAATAAATCAGTTCAGTGATTACTACGAAGTAAACACAGATGGCGTGGGATCTAGCCAACGAGACCTTGCAAGACATGCAATTGGATATCAACAAAGAGAATACCTACAAAATATTGCAGAAGATGAAATTAGCCAGTTTAGAATATATCAAGGTTTTATTAGAGAAAAGGGCACAGCAAATGCCATTGTAAAAGTATTTGATAAATTAAGCAGAACACAGGACGACAGTGTTGTTCTTAAAGAAGAATGGGCTTTTAAAATTGGAGAGTTTGGCGGAACAACTCAAATAGATGAATTTGAATTTGAAATCAAAAAAGATGATCTTGTAATAAATCCTCAACCTATATTGTTAACATACAGTACAAATTCGTCAGTGGTCTTGGATCAATACCTAAGAATTAATTCTTCAAAATTTACAACTGCACCTACTCCTTTTACTACAGATTTAAATCGCACATCATATTATGACGGCACTAGTAGATCTGCAGGCTACGTTAACACAAATCATGTTGATTTTATTGTAAAGACTCTAGATGATATTGTAAATTTAAACATTGCAGACGTTTATGAAAATGCTCATATATGGATAACTTTTTATAATAATGAATGGACAGTATTGCGATATAATCAAGAAGTTGCACTACGAGTAGAGTCTTTGGTAAAAACAGAGTCCAATGTAGAAATAACTCTAAACCAAATACATAATTTTTCAGTTGGTGATGTTGTCGGGTTAAAGTATATTGATAATCTTACCGGATTCTTTAAAATTACTGCAACTACAAACAAAACAATTACAGTTATTACCACAAGCACCGATGAACCTGAGATTATAGATAGTACATCGGCAACTGTTGGAATTTTTACAATTGCAAGAAAATTGACCTATCAGGAATTAGATAATCAACAAGCTGCATTATTAAATCTTTCATCGAAGTTATGGATAGATAACAACGGTAGCGACCACTGGGAAGTTATCGAAAAAACTAAGCAGTATGTTACCTATGAGTTAAGTGAGTATGGAATTACTACACCTATAGGAACAGGCACATCGGTAGTATACATTGACAACCTAAAACAAATTGCAACAGGTATTCCAGGATCTGGTTATGTAATGATTTATACAACCAAGACTTCCGGCGAAGTCATTGGTCTAAAGCAAATTGTGCCACCACCGGATGGATTTGAAACTGCGGTCGCAGGTTCGTTCGGCAAAGTCCTGGCAGTTAGTCCAGATTATAAATGGTTAGCAGTGGGTGCTCCAAATGCTAGCGGTGTAAAAAGCGCCTATCAAGGTGAATTAAATCCGTCTAGAAGTTATCTAGCAGGCGAGATAGCACTTTATCAAGGCAAGCTATGGGAAGCAGTTGATAATATAGATGTAGGCGACGGTAGTTCTATTAATTTTAACAGTCAAGACTGGAAACCAGCAACTATAGTCAACGCTAATCCCGCAGCCAGGGGCAACGGATTTACTGATCAAGGAATGATTTCTTTGTACAAGTATAATCAGGGACAGTGGGAAATTGCCCACAGTTTTGTAAGTCCTAGACAAGCTGCCTATGAAGAATTTGGTTCAGCAATTACAATTGGAGTTTCTGGTACAACTTATTATATGGCAGTATCTGCTCCAGGATCATTATGCGACCCTAGCATTGGAGCAAGTACCGGCAAAGGAAGAATTTATCTTTATCAATTTAACGGAACCACTTGGAGTCATTTAGAAAACACAAAATATCTAGGCTTATACCAACCGTCTCCGCTGTCAATCTATCCCGCTGGATCAATAGTATGGTCTAATGGTAGTTTATGGGAAGCATTATACGATAATACAGGTGATGGCAGTTCTCTATCTTTAGAATCAAATGATTGGAAAAAATTAGATCCTATTTCAACTCAATGTTCACTACCAACAAACATTGCTATAGACGATGACGGCTCTACTCTAGCAGAGGGATTATTAAGCCCTACTCAGTTAGCTGAGTTGGTCAAAGACGGAGATCAATTTGGATTCTCTCTTACTATGAGCCGCGATGGACGGCTATTAGTTGTTGGTGCTCCAAATAGTGATGGTCAATACTTTGCTAACTATCGAGGAGATTGGAATGTCTATCAAGAGTACACAGAAGGCGATGTTGTAAAATATCAAAACGGCTATCATAGATTGACCGACGCAACAACATCAACTATTACTAGTCTTGGTCAATACCCGGATGCAGGACTACCTTGGTTAAATGTAGGAGATAGTGCATCGCCGTCTACGGGTAAAATTTATATCTATGAACGAGATGTAAACAATCTATATAGTTTGACACAGACTATTACAGCTGACTCTTTATCTGATATCAATGATACTGCAAATTCTGGAATCATTGGATCAGGGGATCAGTTCGGGTTTGCCATCGATATTGACGCCTCCGGTACAACTATTGTAGCCAGTAGCCCGTTAGCAGATATTAACAAACAAAACCAAGGTGCAGCATATGTTTTCAAATACGATGCTGATTCATCGGTATCCCAGTTTAGATTAAAACAAAAATTGCAAAGTTATGAATACTTTACCAACGAATATTTTGGATCTAGCATATCTATCAGTCCTTCTACAGAACGAATTGTTGTAGGTGCAAAAAATGCTGGATATTCAATCTTAGCATTTTTTAATGACGGCACAACATTTGATAGAAGAAGAACTTCTTTTTCTTCTTCTAGAGGATTTCCGGGACAGGTCTATGTATATGAGAGAAAAGATCAAGGTTATTTCCTAGTTGAGAAACTAGAAGCCGATCTGGTATCCGGCGAATCGTTCGGCTATTCTATTGATTGTACAAGCTCTGTTGTTGTTGTAGGCTCCCCTACATATCAAGTAGAAGGTGTAGCAGTTGGTATGGTTAGACTGTTTAAAAAATCAATCGAAACAAATAGTTTTAACATAATTTCTCAAGAAATACCTTTAGTAGATGTTGAGTTGTTGCAAAATATTGAACTGTATGACAATGTTAATAATAGAAAAATTGCAGACTTAGATATAGTTGATGGGTTTAAATTAAAAATATTAGGAGTTGCTGAACAAGAAATTTCTTTTAAAACAGTATATGATCCTGCAATATATATGATTGGAACAGATGACCAAGTTGTTGACGAATCACAACCTTGGTTTGAAAAAAATGTTGGAAAAATTTGGTGGGATCTAAGCACCGTTAAATTTATAAATTATGAGCAAAGTGATTTTGCCTATCGAATAGGAAATTGGAATAGACAAGCAGAAGGCTCATCGGTTGATATTTACGAATGGGTAGAGTCTGTGCTACTGCCGTCGGAGTGGAGCCTACTTGCTGATACAGTAGAAGGATTGGCCGAAGGAATTTCTGGCCAACCTAAATTTGCCGACAATACTGTATACAATACTAAGATTTTATATAATCCCAATACTGGTCTCGAAACTGGTACTTTATACTATTATTGGGTTTCGTCGAAGACTATATTGCCAACGAATAATTCAATTAGACGAATTTCGGCAGCAGCGATCGAAGGCTTTATCGATAACCCAATTGGGTCTGGAATTCCGTTTGTAGGAATACTAGGGCCAGACAAATTTTTAGCCTATAATTTAACAGCAATCATTGGCACAGATACAGCACTAGTAAATGTTGAATACACTAAAAATAAAAAACAATTAACACCGATTCATAGAGAGTATCAATTATTGACTAGCGGCGTAGCTGATAGCCTACCTTCTGAATACCTAGAAAAGAAATGGATCGACAGTTTAGTGGGATCGGATGAAGCAGGTAATGCTGTTCCTGATTCTAGACTACCAGTTAAAAAACAACAGGGATTAAGTTTTAGGCCTCGACAGAGCATGTTTGTTAATAGAGACAAAGCATTAAAGATTGCAATTGACAATATTAATTCTGTGCTGACAACTAGACCGTTCTCCGATACAATTGATTTCGGCAATCTTAACAGACTTGATCCAATTCCAAGCGAGGTGTTAAACCAGTACGATTTATCTGTAGACACTCTTATTGATCTAGATCAAGTGGGTACAGTAAAAGTTCGTCAAGCAGAATTTACCGCAAATATAATTAACGGTGAAATAGATACAATCGATATCAAAGATGCCGGATTCGGATATAGAACAGTTCCTTATATAGAGATACAAGGCGACGGATTTGGAGCTAAAGCAACAATTACCCTAAACGCACAAGGTAAAGTAAACTCTATAAATTTAATTTCTAAAGGTAGAAAATATACAACAGCCACTATAAAAGTAAGACCGTTCTCTGTACTAGTAAGAAGTGATTCTACATTGTTCGGATTCTGGAGTGTATATGCATGGGATCAGCAACGTAGAATTTTTTACCGCAGTAAATCTCAGGGATATGATACAACAATCTATTGGCAATTTGTGGATTGGTGGAATTCTGATTATTCTATTAATTCTAAGATTGTTAAAGAAATTAATAATATCTATCAAGAACCTACTCTAGAACTTTCTGTAGGCGATCTAATTAGAGTCAAAGAATACGGCAATGGCGGTTGGGTAGTATTAGAAAAAACTGCCCAAGGCGCCGGCGATTTATTAGACAACTATAATTTAGTTGGCCGTCAAAACGGTACAATACAGATTAAAGACACTCTTTACAATCGATTAATCAACAGCTTAGGCTATGATAATGTGGGATCGTATGATGCAGCATTGTATGATCTGCAACCGACTAAAGAATTAAGAATAATTCTACAAGCAGCAAAAGAAAATATATTTGTCGACGATCTAAGAGTTGAGTGGAATAACTTATTCTTCTCTTCAATAAAGTATGCGTTTTCAGAACAGCCCTATGTTGATTGGGCATTTAAAACCAGCTTCTTAAACGCTATTCATAATGTCGGCGACCTAGAACAAAAAGCCAATTATAAAAATGATAACTTAGAAAGTTTCCAAAGTTATATTGAAGAAGTCAAGCCCTACAGAACCAGTATTAGGGAATATACCAGCAGGTATACTAAAACAGATTCTTCTAATTCAGCAGTATCAGATTTTGATCTGCCACCTGCATATTCTGTTAGAGATGGTGCAATATTACCAGTAAATCAATACTATAATAGATTTAATGAATATCCTTGGAAGTCTTGGTTTGATAACAACGGCTATTCTATAGTAGCAATTGAAGTTGCAGATGCGGGCGCAGACTATCGTACACCCCCAGCGGTGTTAATTACCGGCAGCGGAACAGGAGCCACTGCTCAGGCATTTATATCCAACGGACGAGTATCTGGTATCAAAGTTATTACTTCAGGCAGCGGGTACACACAAACGCCGACAATTTCATTAGTTGGCGGAAACGGATCTTCAGTTAACGTTGCTCGAGCAGTTCCCATTCTCGGCGAAACAAAAGTTAGATCTTTTGATTTAACAATAAAGTTTGACAGAACAAACAAGATTGGAACCTACGAAAATTTTGAATATTCTCAAACTTTTGTTGCCACAGGATTTAGCGCAGTATTTGACCTAAATTACGCTCCGTCTAGAGATAAGGGAAAAATTACAGTAATTAAAAATGATCAACTAGTAATTTCGAGCGAATACGAAATTAGTTTGTATATTTCTACTGTGGATAGTTATGACTTATTAAAAGGTAAATTAAAATTTTTTGCTAATCCAAACTTAGGTGATGTGATTGTAATTAATTATGAAAAAAATGTTGAATTATTCAATAGCATAGATAGAATACAAAAATCCTACCAACCTACTTCGGGGATGAAAGGCAATAATTTGAGCCAGTTAATGACAGGCATTGACTTTGGTGGAGTACAAGTACAAGGTACAACCTTTGATGTAACAGGCGGATGGGATGCGCTTCCTTGGTTTACAGACAGTTGGGATAGTGTAGAATCCAGTAATGATTTTTACTATGTAGCTGACGGCAGTACAACATTTGTTGTTTTACCATATACTCCAGAAAACAATCAGCCAATTTCAGTGTATATTAAACGTCTAGGCGACCAACGACCAATTAGGATCGACGACCCTAATTATACACCAAGTTGGGATTCCAGTGTAGCAACTAATCCTCATGCAGAAATGCCAACTTTTATCGGTGATGGGTCTACAAACATAATCGAAATACATAGATATTTAAGTACTAATTCAGGCGATACACTGATCTTTAGAAAATTAGACAGTGATGGATCTGTAGTAATCAGCGATGTAAATCTACTAGACACACGAATTAGTGGAGGATCATTATCGAACATCGGTGGAGCATATGTAACTGCTGCCGGATTAACTCCTGAAGAAATTGTAATTGACGGAGAAAAATTTGTAAGCCCTGATCAAGTGCCAGCTCCGGAAGAAAACGTTCCCGGTCAAGTACTAGACAGTCTAAGTATCAAAGTATTCAACAAAACCAATCCGGGTGCTACGCCGATACAAAATACAGTTATTATCGGCGATGGCGTTAAGACTAGATTTGACATCGGTCTAACTATTTTCGAAGCATCGTCTGTAATGGTGTATGTTAATAAGATAAAACAAGAATACATTGGCGATAGCACTATTAATTATGTTATAGATTTTGTTGAAAATAAAATTGAATTTAATGTTGCCCCTGCAACAGGAGACGTGGTTGAAATTATTGCAATCGGCATTGGCGGTGTTGGTTTATTAGATTATCAAGA